CATTTCCAGATATGGAAGCAGACAAACGAGAGTTATTAATATCTGGTATCTGTGGCCCATGCTTTTATACTGAATTTGAAGACGAGGACGATATATAATAAGCAGTTACACTAAATAAGAAAAGAGGAGTCAAATGGTTCCTCTTTTTAGTTTAGAATGGGTCTGATATTGTAATAGTATCAGGCCTTATTATTTGTATTCGATGTGAAACAAGTTCAGCATTCTTCTGTTCCTCTTTAGCATATATTCTTTGCAATGTAATATCACTGTTCCAGTTTTGAGGATTTGGTATTCGCATTGAAGCACATGAGGAGAGTGTTACAACACACAATAATAGAATTGTTCTCATGTTATTCGAAGTTTTCAGGTTTAATAACTGAATCCATAATTGGGTGAAATGGACTTCCAAATGTCAGTACAGTAATCCAAATTTGGTCAGTCTCAGCAACTTGCTTCTTTTCTTCGTCACTAAGCTCAAAGCACATTGTCATAGGAACATGTACATCTTCACTATCTAAAAATGCTGGCAATGGCAAATAATCTGGCTGGCTTTCACCAATGCAGATGTTTGACTCTTTAAATTTAATTGGCTTCATGTAATCAATGAATTGGTTTATAAATATTGTATGGAGCTTTCAGGTTATATGAAGCCTGCTCATTCATCAGATGTGCATAACCTTGAGATACTTCACCAGTAATATCATAGAACTTACCTTCAATCTCAGTAAGTACATGGTCTGCATCATAATAAGGAACTGCTTCTGGAAACACTTCCTTCAATATTAGATGGAAGTGATAACAACTACCTTCTGTATATACTTGTTGAGAACCAATGAAGGAATCTCTAACAACAGCTATAAACTTGTCTATTGTATTCATTTTAAATAGTGTTTGGTTAAAGTGTAGGTTTAAATAGGCTATTTTAGGCTACTTTTTATTAAAGTAATAGGCTTACTTATAAAATATAGTTTAGCTTAAATTTGGCTACTTTCTGCTATTCTGGATAGGCTATTTCATCGTCCATGTCTACATCAAATTCTTCGTCATCTTTAATCTCATAAAGCTTATTATCAACGTAAATTCTGTATGCGAATGGGTCTTTCTTCAGTAGGCCAAATCTATTATAAATATTGTAGAATCTTGCAGCTAAGCCAGACTCACGTGCATAGATAGTTGCGATAGTGTCATAGTACAACTTGACCAATTTATCGAGTTTAAATAGCCAGTCTGGTTTAAGTCTTCTGATTGCATCCATTTCAGTAAACTGAGTGTAGAAGTTAGGCACATCTGGATTTACCCATAAATCATATCCGCCACCATATTCTTTGCTTGCCATATAAAAGAAACCAGGAGATGTGGGTATTATGTGCCTACCATATTTCTTATAACAATTGAGTAGTGTAGTATCAATACCCATACGAAGTATCAGAGTTATCCGTTTATCGATTATAAGTTTAGTTTCTCTTGCTTTATCATCATGTTCCTTAGTCATTAGACGTATAAGTTCAATTAACTGTTTACGTGTTACAGGTTCAGTTAATTCTGGAGTTTCATTAATCATAGCATTACGCCTGATTTTCTTACGCTCCAACTCTTTAAATGTAGCTACATCTTTTGACTTCTGTGCAGCACGTTCACGACGTTCTGCTTGCCACTGTTCAAGAGGAACTCTATGTACTACGTCACTCATTTCCAGAAATTCTTAAATATGTCTATACCAGGTTGAGGTGTTAGCATCATGAAGTAGCTAATAGCAAGTAAGAAACGTGCGATGTACCACAATATATAGCCAAAGAAATAAATTGGATAATACAGGACTTTTGCAACTGCTGATAGTGCACGCACGAAATTAAACATTCTAAGCTTTCTCATCGTATTCTGTAGTCTAAAGGGTTAGTACTTTCAAACTGTTCTAAAGCTTGGTCATATGTAACGACTTCGCCACGAGAGATGCCTTGTTCTTTACAATCTATATCACATTGAGCTGATTGCCTGTCTGCATATATAGTTGCTAAACGAAGGTCAGTACGGCAGCACTTACCTTTCTCTTCATAATAAAGTGCGCTATTCAGGTAATTAAACTGAATTACAAATCCATTCTTTTCCATATCAATCAATATAACCAATTACTGTTAATTTACTTTTTGTTTTGATGATTTTCTTCTCATCTTTATTAATAACAAAGTTGTCATCACACTTTATAACAATCACTTTATTCTTTACTTCGAGTTGAGATGTTTGGTCAGCAACATAGACATAACCTTTGCACTCAACTCCATCTTCATTTATCCAGCTAACTAAATAGCAATAATTACTTTTTGCCATAATTCTTGATTGCTTGTTCTACAAAGGTGTACCATTCATTTACAAAGAAAGACAGTATAATTGTTGCCACGATTAATACTACTACTGGATGGTTATTCATAGTCTCGTATTCCAATTACGACAGGAAAACGTGGTACACCACCAGTTCCGTCAGGTTTAATAGGTGTAAGTGCTTGGTATTGTACAGTAGCCATGAGGCCAATATACATGTGCTTGTCAATAAGCAATGAAGTGAAGTACTCTTCAGTACCTTTTATGCCAGCATCAAAGCCTTCAAAGATTATAGAACCAGCCATTCCTGATCGGTTGCCTCTGCCTTCCTTAATGTCAAGAATCTCAAACTCTTCAGTTATCATTTCCTTACGTTTAAGCAAATACTTAGAACGGTAGTGTTCATATGGAGAGTCAGCATTACGAATCATTTGGCCTTCATAGCCAAGTCCCAAGAAAGTCTTATAGAAGGCATCCAAATCTTTTTGAAATGTTGGAGATGCAGGCTCTAAGAAATATGTCAGTGAAGGCTTAATGAACTTGAAGTCGTTAGCAGCGATAATCTCATTGAACGTGTGAAAGCGGTTTATGAATGTGCCAGGCATGTCGACATCGTATACATGATATTGCATGATGTTGTGTGACTTGTCAAGGTCAGCGCTACTTAATACAGACTTGCGTACAATTGAAGTAATAGTATTGAAGTCGTCACGCAAATCATGATTGTACAGTTCACCATCAAGTTTGGCACCTCTAGGAAGTAACTCGAGAAGTTCTTCAATCTCTTCTTCAATATGTGGACATGCAATAATCGGTTTACCAGTACGTGTCCACATTCCTTCAATAGTACCAGCACAACGGATGCCATCAAACTTAGGCTGAATAGCAATAAGCTTCAGAGACTTTACGTATGGTTTGAAGTCTTTGTACTTATACGCAAGCATTGGAGCAATCTTGGCTTTAGTAGTCTTTGCAAGTTCTACAGTATCGGCCCAACCTTTCTCATATTGCTTTTTGATTAAAGCCTGAGCTTCCTTGATTGCTTGTTCGTCTGCAGTCGTTTCGTTAGAACGACCTACATTCTTAGCTTCACATAGAGACCATTCAGAGTATGACAATATACCATCAATGAATCCTTCATACGTTCTGTAGTAGCATGAATCTGTTTCAATACCCCACTGCTGTATCTTGCCAATTCTGGACTTTTTGTATAGTTCTTTAAGCATTGATTGCGTCTAGTATTTTGGAAAGTTTGTTTTCAAGGTCTCTGTCTTCAAGTATATAAGTAATCAACTTGAGTTTCTTGTGATTTTTGTCATTCTTTGCAGTTGACATTGTCAATGATGCTTTTGTTGCATCTAATTCTGTACTCTTGCTGTGTAGCTTCTTACAAAGAGAGTCAATCTCAATCTTGCATTTTTGTAACTCAAAGTTCAGTGAATCTACTTTGGCATTGTGTTGCTTAGTAGTGTAGTCATGTGAAAACTTAAACCAAGTAATCAGTACTACTGCTGTTATTAATGCTCCTACCATAATTAAAAAGGTAAATCGTCTGCAGAATTTTGTTTAGTAAGCTTTGGGGTGTATGTAGCATCATTATGCTCTAAGAAATAAAGAACATCAGCTACATGTTTCTTTCTTGATTCTTCATTCTTATCACGTGAAGAATACAAAACTTTGGCATATAACATGCCATTCACTTGAGCGCAGTATACACCATCAACGAGGTCTCTTGGCTCTTCAGAATGCATGAACTCAACTTTAATGCCATCTTCGTTTTTGAACTGGATAGCATTTACTTCAGACTTCATTCCATCAATGCCTACTTCCTTAAATCCAGCAGGCATAACAGGATGGCCTAGTTCATATGCAGTAAGCATGCTACACAGAATATCTATGTCGCCTGCTTCTCTTGCTTTGTTGAGACCTCTTACAGCTAACATTAATGAGCCTGTAAGCATAATACTACCTAAATTCTTGTCATTGAGTTCTATCACTTGCTTTGCAAGTTCTAACAGTTCTTGTTCACTTTGTGTCATTGCGTTCGATTATTAATTTTAAGTTAACAGAAATCTAAACAAGGATTATATACCTAATCTTTGGGGCTTTAAGTCAAAATGCTTTTCGTATATGTGTAAGTCATTTGCAAAATGGTAGTACCAACCAATCTTCATATTAAGTTGTACAGCAACATACTCTTGCAACTTGCTGAAGCAATACTGGTCATTACAGAATCCATAGACAAGGTCATTAGACCTCATGTGTACTTCCATGCACAATCCATATTCTTCCATAAATATGAAGTTGATATACATCGTGCAGGGAGTGTCATAAGCATACTGGTCAGCTTCTTTACCATCAAATATAGTTATACAAGCTTGACGTGTATGCTTATTTTCACGTAGCAGATTTATGGCACCTTCTAGCTGGTAATTTCTGTTCCATTGCCAACCATAATTAGAATTGACGATGTTGTTGCCATTGTGCATCTTGTCCCAAGTAGGAGCAAACTTCTTAAGTTCGGCTACACTTCTATTTTGTGATTGGTACCATTGCCATTCACGTTCTGCATACTTGCCACTCCACTTGCGCCAATCACAAGCAATTAAACGTTGACCAGGGTGCATCATATAGAAGCCTACATTGAGTAGTTTACGTGTACCATTTCCATTCTCATGACCAAACTGCATAATCTGGTCATACATGTAAGTGAATACCTCGTTGGCATCTTCAAAGACACAATTGTTATATCTAAATATCATAATAGATTGCTATATTAATTTGTAAACCTTCTTTAGTGACTTGAATAGCTTCTGCAGGAACTTCTACAAATCCTTCTTCTTTAGCAGCATATTGGTTTTCACCAATTACTACTAAGTCTCCAATATGAAGGTATATTGCTTTCACTTTTCAGGTTCGTTGCTTATGATGTTACCGCACAGTTTGCACTTGAATGATTCCCAAATTGGTATCTCTTCTGGTTCACTACCATTATCATGTTGAAGTCGTTTGTACTCGCCATCAAATTGCTCCATTTCACCACCACATAATTGACATACTTCGTCATTATCAGGAATTGGGTCAACTGTATCAAGAATGTCAAGGCTTCTGTAATGTTTGATTGTTTCAACACTGACTGCAATTACTACATCTTTAACAAACTCACGCACAGCCATTGGATGCTTAGGCCCAATGTGTCTGTTAATCACATTGAATAGAGCAATGAACCTTTCTACAGTCAAGTACTTGCCTTCTACAAGGTATTCATACTTGCCACGTTTGTAATGCATTCCTGCAGGTGGCTCTTTTCTGTTTTCAAACTTTACAAGTACTTCAGCAAGTGCATCTTTGAAATATGCATCTGCAGTTAGTTCGTCTATGGTTGCGAATTTCTCGCTTATCCTTTCTTCCATTAGCTTCCAGTACTACCAAATCCACCAGTTCCACGTGCAGAGTTTGAACCTGCGTAAAGGTCTTTTACTGACTCAGTTTCTTCAACTTCAGCATAATAAACAGGAAGCAATACAAACTGTACTAACTTCTGACCACCAACTATAATTGTTTCACTGTCAGATACATTTATCACATGAATGTGAAGTTCACCTTCATAGTCCTCATCAACTACACAAGCACCAACCTGCAATCCTTGTTTTGTTGCTACACCAGATTTGTTGAACGCAATTAGTGCATAACCCATTGGCACTTTGACATGAATACCAGAAGGTATCAATGCTGCTTGACCAGGTTGTAGGTCAATTCGTTCAATTTCACTTGGCACAAAGAAGTCTATGCCTGCTGACTTGTCAGTGCCTCTGTGAGGAGGTTTGACTGTTCTCACTCTAGTAAATTTAAGATTTTGTTTTGCCATTACACATTAAATGTTAGATTGGTTATTTTAGCGACTTTAGCTTTCAACTTATCAAGATAATATGGGTCATAGAAATTTAATCGTAGTTTAAAGCATGGCCTTATTTGTGACTCAGCTTTCATAGCATACATTAATTTGTCAATATCAGACTTATGTATGTGCATAGAAGCTGAAGTATGATAGTACTCGCCTACACCTAATTCAGGATATGTGAATGTAAGTGAATTAAACATAATGCCATAAATAAGACTGAACGTAAATACGTCATATACCATGTTTCTTATTAAGTCATTAGAGCGCATCTGGACAGTCATATTAAGCTTATTATCACGTATGCGAAACATTATATTGTTTGTACATAACTTGTCAATAGATTGGTCATACATGACTTGATTGCTATTGATTGATATAGATGCTTGTCTTGAGTTCTTGTTTGCTTTTAGTTTTTCGTATGCTTTAAACAAGAATCCTTGAGTGAATAAATAATAACCATAATTGCTGTTAAACTTAGGAAAGACCTGACGAGTAGACTCGTTAATCTGAATAAAGTTATCATCATCGATATTAGGATATTCATACTCAGGAAAAGCTTTTAATATTGATAAATCATCTCTGTCACCATTTAGGTACCAGTCCATCAATGCACATGCTTTATTCTTTGAGAAGTAAGACTCGTCATTAGCAGGAGAGCAAAGATAAAAGTATTGTGAAAGTGGGTTTATTCTGAAAGAATAGTTCTCAACTTCAAGTAAGTCTGTGTCATTACATTTCCTCATGTCTTCACAGAATCTGCCAAACACATTCGTGTCAAGAAGTCTGAATGTATCTTGGTACATTCTCTTTTCAACTTCTTCACTTATCTTAAAGTGAGACGGTGCCTTTATATTTTCCATCCTACAGTGTCAAATAAGAGTTTGTCCATTTTTGCAGAGTCAGTAAACAATTCTGTTTCTTTGTTGAGGTCAATGGTGTATAGTTGGTCAGTGTACTGTTCATTGATTGACTTAATTACGTCACGCTCAAAGAACTTCATTGTAGAGTTTATTGCTTTAGGTCGATTGATGTTGTCAATGCAATCAGCTTTAATTGGTTCAAAGAATAGTACGGACGAGTAGATACTCTTATAAGCGAAGTTGGCATAATCATGCGTGTACTTGTATATTCCGTAATAAGCACGTAGTTCATTCTCAGTCAATGAATGTTTGTCCACATAAAATAGCAAGTAGAATAGCGAATCAGCGATAGACCTGTCAACCAAAATGACTCTTTGTTTATTATACAAAAGAAGCTCCATTTCCTGATTAATCTTCTGTTTTATAATGTCGCATTGCAATCGTAAATATTCAGATGGCTTTGACCTAACATCATCAATTGTAGTTAACAACTTTTCACGTATCAACTCACTCAATAATGTACACCTATCTAAGCCAATATGCCTTTGTAGACGTTGCATTGAGGTCGTCTTGCCACTATAGCACCCTCCAGAGAATGCTATAATGGTTGGACCTTTTTTGTGGAATATTGTTGGCATACTATTCAATGTCAATTATGTACAACTTGAAGAAGTCTAAGTCTTTTGCCAGTTGACTATTTATCCTACTTGTTTGGTAATTGAAGTTATGGATTATATCCATTGTTTCAAATGCTATTGGACGTCCATGAGTGTTGAAGCTTGTGTTTACAAGCGCACGTTCACCACACATGTATTCAACTTTCTGTAGAATTTGACCAATAAATGAATCATCAGATACAATTTGTGGACGGCCAGTATATACATCTTCAAGTGGTTTCTTGTGCATTACACCTGCCATAGAATTAGTGTGCCATACACTATAATCATGTGTACAAATCATGAAGTTGTCTGAACCAATAACCCTGTCAAGTTCATTCTTGTCAAACAAATGTTCTGCATTTCTTTTGAGCATTACAGGTGCACATGGCATTACTTCGTTGCGATTGTTCAAGTAATTGTTGATGCCAACTAATTCTTGAGTAGGAAGCATGAGTGTAGAAGTGTTGCACAAAGCACGTGGACCAAATTCCATAGGACCACTTACTAGATTCACAATTTTATTGTTTACAATATCAGTAGCAATTTGCTTAATAACATCGAAGCGTTTTGCATCACTATCAACGATTACATGCTTCATGTTTGGAATCTTGAATTTCTCAATTCCATGCAACTTGCGTTCGCCAATGCACAACGACTTGAATGGGAAGTCATACATTGGATATTTGTTTATAGTGTCAATGTAGAACATACCAATTGCTGCACCTTGGTCTCCAGCTAATGGAGCAGCACAGAATATACCAGGAATATGTGTAAGAATCTTGTTGTTTAGTTTTACATTGTAGAACACACCACCTACAACTATGCAATTCTTTATGTCATACTCATCAAGAATGCGTGTCATCGATATTTCAAGAGATTGTTGAATCAGATAAGCAATCATGACACGTGCTTTAAATGAATCAAACAGAATTTCAGTTTCATTGCATGAGTTCATTAAAACTTCTTCAAACCATGAGTGCCACCAATTCTTCACAATATTAAGGTTGTCAAAGTTTATTAAATCATGCCCATTTGAAATGTATCCATTTTTGTTGAGCCTTGCATTCTTGAGATGTTCAACAGTTGACTCGATGTAATAGTCAAGTCTGTCAATCTCTTCTAAATCACAATATTCACCAATATGAGCTTCATAACCAAGATATTTGTACTCGTCTTGGTTTTCCTTCATTCCTGTGAATGACGTTGCATATTGGTACATAAGACCAAAAGAAGCTGGGTAATTACGTACAGAAGTAACTAAATCCAAAGAAGTAGAATCGAGTTTTGTTTTGTAGATTGAAAGTACTTCACCATTTGTACCAAATCCGTCTGCAACAATGACATGAATATCTTCACCTTTCATATGCTCACCAACTTTGAAAACATCATTAGTATGTGCATGGTACTTAAAGAAAGCCAATGCAGAACAAGCATGAGCATCATGGTGTGTATCAAGTGAATCGCAAAATGATATATTTTCTAGTGTAGTGAATGCCAAAAGATTAGCCATGTCAATTTCAGTCATGTATTTACTTGGCTTGAATTTATGACCTGACTTATCGCAGTCAAACCAATGAGAGATATACACTTTACAACCTTGCATATATTGCATGCCGAGTACTTCTGCAATTTTGAATATTGCTCCACTTGGAAAAGCACTTGACGACTTGATACCGTCAATACGTTCTTGCTCATAACCAATTATCCTGGTTCCGTTATAATACACTAAGATGGCACTTGAATTATGGCCGAGAGTAATAAGAAGTGAGTTTTTGATTTGCATTGTTGTAATTTTATACTGCTAATATAATATATATAAATGACATGAAAAAATTATTTCATATTTATTATGGAATTTTAACTCTTATTAAGAAAATCCATTGACATATTTACTGACCTTAGCTTTAATAGCACTTAGGAGAGTTTCTTGCTTTCTGTCTTTAGCTTGGATAGCCTTCATTACATCTTCGTCATGAGTGTGTTCAGCAATTAAATGGTGAATTATAACATGCTTATCTTGACCTTGTCTGTATACACGGCTATTAAACTGCTGATATAACTCAAGACTCCAGTTAACAGAGAACCATACAATTAGACTTCCGCCACGTTGCAAATTAAGGCCATGACCTGCAGAAGCTGGATGGGCTAATAGGACTTGAATCTTACCATCATTCCAGTCATTGATGTCTTTACTTGTTTTCAATTCACGAGGTTTATACTTTTCTAACCGCTTCATAATACGGTCACGGTCATGCTTATAATTCCAAGCTACAAGGACACTTTGCCCGTTTGCATCTTCAATTATTTCTTCAAGAACATCTAACTTCTGGTCGTGTACAACATGGTAGTCATGATTTTCATCGTAGATAGCTCCATTTGCATACTGTAATAACTTGTTTGATAGTGCAGCAGCAGTTAAGGCTGTAATCTGTTTTGGCTCTTCAGTTTCAAGTATGTATGGCTCACCATTCTCGTCATACATAGTAATAACTTGTATGCCTTCGTCTGGCCCACCAAATAAACTTATGATATTTTCTTGTTCAAACTTGTTATAAGACTTCTGTACGTCTGACGTAAGGACCACAGGAATAAAGTTGTCTGTCCTCATTGGCATTTGTAAGTAATCAAAAGACTTCATACTGATACAAATGTCTTTAATCTTTTCAGTAATTTTAGCTTCACTGTCAGTGAGAAGTTTATATGAATATACAACATTACCTACGGTTTGGCCAGCTCTGAAATATAGTTCTCTGTATCTTGATATTGTCTTTTCAAGACGTTCACCTCTGTCAATTAAATAGAGTTGCGCCCACAAATCTATAAATCCATTGGAGGCTGGCGTACCTGTTAGACCTATTACACGTGTAAGTGATGTACGTACATTCTTTAATACTTTGAACCGTTGCGCTCTATGACTTTTGAAACTACTAAGTTCATCTAACACAAGCATGTCATAAGGTAGTTTAAGACCACCAAATAAGCCACACAGCCAAGCAATATTATCACGAGATATGATATATACTTCAGCTTTAGCATTGATTGCTTCCATGCGTTCTTTCTGTGAGCCAATAATCTTAGAGAACTTGAGATGCTTTAAATGGTCCCACTTTTTAGCTTCTTCTTCCCATACTGTTTCAGCCACCCTTTTAGGCGCGACGATAAGTACATTCTTAATCTCGAGTTCTTCATATAAGAGCTTATTGATAATAGTAAGAGTAATAACAGTCTTACCAAGGCCCATATCAAGGAATAAGCCTGAATACTTATTTTGCATACCGTGGTCAACACATTGTAACTGATAATTATGTAAGTCCTTTTCATTCATACTTCTTGAGTGTTGTTTTTACCTTTTCTACAGTATCAAGTACATACACATCAAAGCCTAAATCTATTATCTTCTTGTGCACCCACTTTTGTATGTCTTTTGGCTCATCTCCAGTTGACTTTGTTTCAACGAAGAATATTATTTTACCAGGAAGTAGTATAAGCCTGTCAGGCAATCCCATAAAGAATTGAGTAAGTAACTTTATGCAAAGTCCTTTCATTTTCTCAACATCTTCACGAAGAGTTCTCTCAACTACTTTCTCACTTTCTTTCTTCATTTAAATTCTGCATGACAACCATCATCAATAGCTGCAAAGTATAAGTTAGGATGGTCACTAATTTCAAATTCAATCATTGCCAAATTGGCTATATCAACTAGATATTCTGAATTACCAGTTTTCTCAAATAAATCGAGTCTTTTACGAATAGAAGAAATTCTGTCAATCTTGACTCCATTCTTCTTGTTATCCTGCCATTTGCCATACCTGAATGTACCGAGTACCATTCTATTGGCCATGTACTCTACAAACTGTTCTGACATCTGAGATTTGGCTAACTCGTCAAAATCAAGTGTTACCTTAATTGGCTCTTGCAATTCTGGCATTCCACACTTCCATCTCCACAAGTTATTAAGATAGTGTCCCTGTGTGCTCATGCTAATACTCTATATCTTCAAATACTACTGGGATAGCAAATGCTAACTCATCTAATAGAGGACACATAATTTCTCTCATTTGAGGATGAGCAGCTTTTGATGTACGTTGCTTGAAGATAGTTCTCCATTCACGTAAATTTGCAGTAACGATAATTTCAGTCTTTGTACTATTTGGAAGTACTGACCGTGCTTGTTGAGGAGTCCAACCGAGTTTGATGAGCATCTGATAGCTCTCTTCAGCAATCCTCATTGCCTGATTCCAAACTTCAAGTTCTGCTTGACCAGCATTAAGAAGCCAAAAAGGAAGTATGAAAGCAACTCCACCTTTGTAGTTACAGTAACGAGTACTTTCTTGTGAGAAACTTGCTATTCTGTGACGTACAATTTCATGTGACACACCACGGTCACAAATAAACCTCACAGAGATTTTCTCATGTTCAAGAACACTTTCATGCCCTTTGTTGATTAGCATGTGAACAAACTTACTCGCACTTTCTGGAGTAATCTTTTCTTCACTTTTGTAACAAACTCTTCCAGCCATTTCCAGAGACTTCAGAATGGCAGCACCATCAATTGGTGATAGGATTTCGTAATTAGGTTTAATCAATTCCATGTTTTGTTGCTGTTTAAAATAAGTGTAGGTTCAAATAGGCTATTTTAGGACATTTTAATTAAAAGTAATATAATTGTAAAGGTTTATGGTTTAAACTTAAATTTGGCTACTTTCTACTATTCCGGAAAGGCTTTAACTACTAAGTTTAATCAATTCGTCTTGAATAAAATTTCTGTTTGCCATAAAACCCAAAATTCTTAGTTGAGTTATTATACTCCCAAGTATGCATTGTTTTCATTATGTCATTTATTTCTCGTGTGTTATAGCGACTCATTTCTTCTTTTGGCTTTCCTAGACATTCACACCAGATTTCAGCTATACAAACATGCATCCTTTTTATCTTTTGCTCGGTTAGCGGGTCAGTAAGTGCGCGTCTACGGTCATCCAAATCTTTATCACTCCAATCACTTGGAAGTAATTTATTTAGATAGTCTTCTACAATGCCTTTGCGTTCATCCATTGCACTGTGCTTATGCTGTTCAGTACGTGCAAACTCTTCAGCTTCTTTGCTCATGTACAGTAATTCGCCTAATTTGTAATAGTGTACAGCTTCAGCCCATATTTGGTCAATTTCTGCAGTTGATAGGTCTTCCCATATATCTTTAGTAGCTTTATTCAAGCATACGTCAATAGGAATAAAACGTCTGTTACCTGACGGGTCATTAAGGAAGTCTGCACTATTTGTAGTACCAAAGAAAACACATTGACGTTTATATGTTTCAACTGTACGTCCATAAGCAGGACGATACATATCTTCACATTTAGTTATGAACTGTTTGATAGTTTCTGTTTCAGCTTTGCGTAATCCAGAAAGTTCAGCCATTTCAATCAACCAAGCGCCTTGTATTTGTTCAAAAGCTTCTTTACCTTGTACTGTCAAGAATGTATCTGAAAACCACTGTTTGCCTAACTTCTTAACGAATGTAGATTTACCTGTACCTTGACCACCAACCAAAGTTAACACTAAGTCAAATTTAGTGCCAGGAGCATATACACGTGCAACAGCTGCACATAGAGGCTTCCTAATTGCTTCTGCTGTATACACATTTTTAGGTGCACCAAAGTAGTCTACAAGTAAGTTATCTATTCTAGAGACTTTGTCCCAAGTTAAAGAGTCTAAGAAGTCTACAATTGGGTGAAATGCATTGCGTTCAAACTCAAGTGCTAATGAGTCATCAATCTTTGAACTTGCAGATATTTCATACACAGACTCTACATAGTTACGTATACCTGAATAATCAACATCACGAAGTGGTTCAGGAGTACTAATTATACGCCAAGGCATAGATTTTGTTATATACCTCTTGTTATCAAATCTATTATATTTGAGTGAATCTTTTAGATTTGTATCGTTCTGAACAATTAAGTTGATATTTGGGGCTGTGCTTAAGTATGTGCCACGTGTATCGAGCTTTAAATCAGTAATCCAAGTATCTTCTGCTGTGAATTTTGTGTCATACTCACTTGCATTTAACTTCTCATTTGCAATCAACAACTTGACATTATCATCTTTAAGCACAAGTTCTTCCATGCGCTTAAAACTCTTTTTGTCTGTATCCTTCTTTTCAGTTCCAGAGTCTAAGTAACCATATTTGTGAATACGAACTAAATCAAAAGCATTTGAAGTTCTGTTGCAACAAGGGTCTGTGCCATGATGGGAATATGCAAATGTATCGTCATAGATTATAAGGCCACCAGCTGTTGAACCTTTCGTGTACGTGTACCTATCTTCTGTATTGAAAACGTATACTTCATTAAGGAATGTTTCAATTGCATCTTTAATGCCATAAGTACGGCAGAACATTCCAATTACACCTTTCTTCTCACGTGGGTCTTCTTGCTTATCAATGTTTTCCTTTACATTCTTGTCAGCAACTTCTGCAGTTGGCCATTTTGAAGTATCATGCCAATCTTCATACATAGCAAGAACGTCGTCAGCATCAATCCAGGGACCGTCTTGCATGTCAGAATAATAGTCAATATCAATTGGAGTTGATGGCCAGAACATTAGTCTATTGACCTCAAATGTTGTGTTGTCGAATAGGTCAATTCCTATTTGACCAGCTACCCAACGAGATATAGCCATATACTCTTCTGAAGAGACTTCACGACTAATAGGCATTACAAGTCTATATCGTGGAGTTTCTTCTGTATATTTGTGCGTGCCATGTATTACAGCAGCATTATTGAATTTGTCACAGAAGTTAGACCATAAATCAATATCCCCAAAGTCAATGTCTAGAGTTATTAATTGACGTGATGCAATGTTTTGTGGGTTACGTCTTCCATTACGTATAAAACCACCTACATACCCACCAACATCTTTGATTTTAGTTTGGTCTTCTTTTGAAGCATCTATGAATTGCTTATATGTTTCAGAAGTCTTATATTCTGTGCATAGTCTAGTTGCTAAACTACTCCAGAATATACGTTCATTCTTCCACGTTTTTGTCTTTGCACTGAGTCCAGTAGCAATGTGTATGGCACCATCAAAATCCATATTAGTCTTTAAGATAAAAGTCAGTTACATAACCGGAAGCTTTAAGAACTAATCCTGGTGCCCAAGATAAGTCTTCTCCCATAATATCACACATTTCCTGAAGTTTGACTTTTGTGTCAATTCCTTCTGTAGGTACTTCCGTTATTGCTTCATCATGTACATGCATTACTGTGTTAAAACCTTTTGCTCTTAAATTCAACATTGATTGTCCGAGAATGTCACGTGAAATTGCTTGAACTATATTTTCAGTTAACTTACCACCGTAAGTGTCTACTCTACCCCAGAATTTTGTTTCTTGATTAATACCTTCGTAGCTTACACATGGAGTTCCTTTATCATTTGTGATTACTTTCGCATTCCAGTAATAAAGGTTATGCCCACTAGGAAGTGTAATAATCATGCAGTTATCCTGCATTGTAAACTTAATTTGCCTAAATGGACTAACTACAGTTTTCCTGTATTTTACACATTCAACAGAACATTCGTCTAAGTCAGCCCATAATTCAACAATCTTTGGATTATTTTTACGCCACAGTTTTACTATATGCCACATTTCAGCTTCAGATAACCCCATCTTTTCACCACCCATACGTTGCATTGCACCTAGAGCACCTTGATACCCAAGTGCCAACTCAGCATTCTTACCTCTCATTCTATACTCAGAATCTTTAGTAACTAACTCTATTGGCACATTAAACATTATAGATGCAGATGCTTCATATATTTTACCATGAGTAGCAAATACTTCCATTCTCCATTTTTCATCGGCTAACCAAGAAAGTACACGAGCTTCAATAGCATTAAAGTCGGCAACCATAAATGTATGACCTTCTTTTGCTATAAAAGTAGTTCTTACTAGTTGTGATAAAGTATCTGATACATCATCAAATAACATTTCAAGCAATGGGCCATTATTGTTTTTAACAGCATTGCGTGCCATCAGTAAGTCATCATGGTCTTCGAAATGGTTCTTAGAAAGGTTTTGCAATTGGACTAACCGTCCTGCCCATCGTCCAGTTCTATTTGCACCATAGAATTGGAATAAACCACGCGTTCTGTGGTCTCTACCAGCGCAGTTCAGCATTGCAGCATATTTCTTTACTGATGACTTACTCATCATCTGACGAGCTAACAAAACAACCCTAACATTCTCATGCTCACATTCCTCAATCAGTTTTGGTATCTCTGCTTTTGCCAATGTTGATATGTCTTTTCCCATGGCTTTAGTTAACCACGTCTTGAGTTGAGCTGGACTGTTAGGGTTGCTTAAGTGCGTTATTTGTCTTACAGTGTCTGAAGTCTTTTCAATAAACCATTCATCAATCATGGTAGCATTCTTTGCCATTTGCATGTCAACTAGAATGCCTCTGTCATTGATTTCTTGGTCAAGTATATAGAGTTCTTTATCAAATTCTGATATTTCAAATTTGTCAAGCATCAAGATTATTTCTCTTTCTGCTTCAACGTCGACCATGTTATAGTCTTTATACATTTGCCATTTACCCAAATCATCCATCGGATAATTACGTGTACGCTTTCTATTTGAGATAGTGGGCTTACAAGGCATTGAAAAGAAACGTATTAGATTTTTACCAGTATCAAGTTTCTTGTTCTTCAAATCTAATGCTTTAGAAACTTGGTCTAGTCCGAATGGTAAGCCACAACTTGCAGCTTTAATCATTGAACAGCGCCATTGGTCAATAGAAATGTCGTAGCCTATTTTCCTAAGAGATACACGTTCAAATGTGGCATTGTGCGCCCATTTCTCGATTGTATCATCGAAGAATGCTTCTTCAAGTTCTTCCGGTATTTCTTCTCCTAAGGCTAAGTCAACACAAACTACTGGACTATTGTCGAATGCATAAGATAGTATTAGTACCTCAAAGTCTGGTGACTCGACATATTTATAAAGTCCTGATGTTTTTAAGTCAACTGAAGAAAAGGTTTCTATATCTAAATATACTCGCTTAATCATACAGTATTTAATTTGTCAGTTGCAGTGGAGCAAGGACTCGAACCTTGCATTGTAATTCGTGTGTTATGGTGACTACACCAGTGAAGCGCTATTTGTAAAAAAGCTTACCTCCTGCACGAATCTGCATCCTTATGCTATTCCACTTTGTGCTTGATTGCTTAACATTTAATCAGCACAGCCATTTGATTTACATCAACGGATCGGAGAAGTCGTCTTCAGGTGTAGAACCACCGGAAAGGCGTGTACCAGCTTTGAGTTTTTGCACGTTGTTCAAACCAGCAGCAATACCTTTGCTACCTGCTTGGTTGTATGCGTAGAAATTGATTGAAGCGCGGCCAATCATGCCAGAGTAAATTTCATTCGGGTCAATGATTGGTTCGAGGTTTGCATCAACAATACCAGGAGGGTTGGTACTTTTTGCATTGACGAACACACAACCAGCGAATGCTGCATCGTCTGGACGGTCAGTGTCACCATCACGCAAAGGAATTGCAAGTTTTGCAGGTACTTTACCACCAAGAGTAGCAATGCCAGCATCAGTTGCTGCTTGAATCGCTGCTTTGATTTTGTCAATGGTTTTGGTGTCGGACTTTGGAATAACGATTGCTACATTGTACTTCAGTGCATCACCTTCCTTCATTGCTGTCGGTTTGAGAAGGTTCACATAACAGAATGTGACTTCTCCAGTTGTAATCTTTGTTGTAATTTCAGTTGCCATAACAAATAAAAATTTGATGTTTATAGATAGAAAGAGAATTAATCTTCATCAGCGAAATCACGCTGAGCTTGAGAGATACCCAATTCAGGGCGTTTATCAGTAAGGTCAACAAGAGTTGGTTTGCCTGATGGTTTAATAATGTAATTGCTAAGCAAAGACTCAAAACGCTTTTTACCAAGCACTTTCTGAATATTGGTTATGCCTTGCAACTTAGTTTGGTAAACATCATCAGCTGACAAATCTTTTTGTGAGAGTAGTATTTCTGCTACTTTCTCTTCATTGGCAAACTTGCGTCTGCTAGTGCCTTCTACCAGTTTAAATCCTGGCCACTTTTTGCCATTGTTGATGGCTAGACTGAGTGCATAATCTTTAACAGAATTGCCCCATTCAATCAACATATTGACCTGCAAAAGAATGTCAGAAATCTCATCATCAGTCAAGAGACTTGGTTCCCTGAAGTCATCCTTTGCAAGTTCAATATTATGCTTGTATATTTGAGTACAACGGCTCTTTACATTACAGAATTTACACCATTCACCAACAACTAAATCACCTTTACCTTCAAAGGCAATCATCGCACGTTCCTTCAGTTCGTCATTTGCCCATGCATACAAGTCAGCTTTGGTCATCGTGAATGAAGAAATGTTGTTGCGTCGTGGTTGCACAATTGTCATTACAATCTGAGTGAAGTCGTATGCAAGGTCGTACTTAAGCATAACACCCAAGGCATATAACATCAACTGCTTGTTCTTTTCAGCACTTACAGAGACACCTTTACCGTACTTCAAATCTATAATTTCAATTGTCTCGTCTGCAATAATTGTGCAGTCAATTGAACCTTTACCTCCAGGTACGTATCCAGTCAATTTTACTGATTGCTCAACAAGCATGACGGCACCTTGCGTCTTAGCCTTTGCTTCATTAAACTGTTGTTCACAGTATTCAACGTACTTCGGTACTTCTTCAAACATTTCGTCTGAAAATAACCTGTGATTAATGATTGCATCAATCTGTTGGTCAAATACATCTTTCGTTGTTTCACCAAGTACATCATACTGAAGGTACGCTTGACCTAGTTCGTGTGCAAGAGTTCCTTCTAGTGCGAAGTCACTCGTAGAGAACTCACCATATTCAGCTTCTAGTTTAGCACTTGGAGTGCAGTTCCACCAGCGTGATGAGCCAGAACATGAAAGCATTGAGTGCTCTCGTTCTTCATGGTTGATTACATTCTTTACCATATTACAAAGTTGCCATGTAATCGTAAATAGCTTTGTAATGTTTTGGTTCAAGCGTTGTTATGCTCTCTGCATTTAATTCACGCAGTTTGTCAAAAATCTTTTCACGATTATTGTCAATGCTAACTTTCTCTTGTAGCATAGCACGTACTTCTGAAATCTTCATTCCATCGTGCTCCTTTTCAGCAGGTTTGTCAACTGGCTTTTCAGCAACTTTCTCAACTGTCTTTTTAGTTTCAACTACTTTCTCAGTTGGCGTTTGCTTAGTTTCTGTCACACTTTCTGTAACAGACTTTTTGATAATTGAAGATAAATCGACATGGTCACCTTCTTCTTTTGCAAAAGCAATTCTTGCCATGAAGTCAAGTAGTGCTAGCACATGAAGCGGGTTGGTCGTGTCAATCTGAAAGGTGTGTGTAGTAATCATAATTTTGTTGCCTTTAAAATTATTTGTTTAGAAATCTTGCGATTTGTTTGTCTAACTCTAAAATGTACTCATTTAGTGAAATCATCTTTGCACTAATAAGAATATCATCTACAAGTTCGTCATTGAAAGTGAGAGTTGTTTTGAATGACTCAATATTGAACTTGGCTGTAAAAGCGCCACGTGTCATTATGAGTACATTATTTTTAATCGATGCACCTCTCCAACCTTTATTCATGTATAGGTCCTGAGTGTTGATTGACAAGTAATCAGCAAGCACATTCAATTGGTCAGAGTCAAGTTTAGTTTGACCTTTCAATATCCTGTCCAAAGCTGGTCTTGGGAATTTATTATCAGGAAATAATACTTTACACATTGCATTGAGGTCAAGATTAAATTCCTCTACAATTAGACTTAAATCGATGTGTGCCATTGTCTGTTTGAATTTTGTTATGCAAATATAAAAATAAATTTTAAAAGTAAAAAACAATTAACATTATTTAACTAAAAATAATTTTGTTAACACTTGACTATTTGCATAAACAGAGATAAACAATAAACTATATAAACAACAATTTCCAACTTACTATGCGATAATTAATTATTACTATTTAACTATTTATTTTATAAGTAGAAAGTTTATATGCTTTATTGTTTATTTTGTTTATTTGCTTTTAAAGTATTGATTTAGTTGCACTTACATGTAAACAAAGAATTGTTTCAATTGTTTACTCTTGTTTATTAGAACTTATATTTAAGTCCAAATTGATGATATGAAGATGCATGCAAATCTATATTGTAATTGTACTCTAGACCTAAGTTATGATAGAATATGCCACAGCCTATGTTTGCATAGTTGAGTGTATTGTATCCAGCTGAAATGAATGGTATGAAGGCAGGCACTTTGGTTATTGTTGTTTCTTTCTCAATTGGAGTAAACTCATAGCTCATTCCTTTTAATTCATTGTACTGCACTTTTGCATCAACTACAAGTCTGCCATTTTTGTTATCAAACATTAAACTCTTATACTTGTTTTCTTTTATATAATTAGCAATTATTTTTGCTGTATCAACCTTCAATGTTATATACTCTACACCACCTGGTAACTTAACTGTGTCAGGCGTTAGTGGGAGTATTGGATTTGCAGGTACCTCTACTTTGTATGGGACCAGTTTTTCTGAATAAATAGTGTCACGTACAGTTTTACCATGTTTGTACACAACCTTTACACTTGGCTTGACTTCTGATCGACCAATGAAGAAACTTATAACTAACCCTAAGATAAGGCAAAATAGTAATTGCCAGATGTTGTTTTTAATATACTTGAACATGAGTAGGTCGTTTTAGGCTATTTTATGACATTTTAATAAAAAGTAATATATTTATAAAGGTTTATGGCCTAAACTTAAATTTGGCTACTTTCTGCTATTATGGATAGGCTTTATATATATAAATATTGACCAACAATAAACGAAATATGCAGTCTACTCATATTATTAAGCAGACTGCATATTTGCTGTTTTAAACTGGACTTTCAAGAGCTTGTACACGTTCATCCAATTGATGTACAAACTCTCCTAGTATTTCGAAATCAGCAAGAGTTGTATATGTATCAGATGTAGCAACTTTTTGCAAAAGTATTATTACTTCAAGTAATATCTCACCTACTGCACTGCCCTGTTCAGAAACTTCGTTTTCAATCTTTTCCATAAGTTCTTTAACGGTGTATGCTACTGCTGTAGAACTAACTGTTTCATCTGAATCAGGGTCAGTCAGCGTGACTACCATTGTTTCTGTAGTGTCAAGTCCAAGTTCGTCAGGAACTGAAAATACAACTTGACTCAAGTTGGCAAAGTTAGCACTTACTGAATGCTTGTCAACACTTACAATCAGATCGTCAGTATCAACAAAATCAGTCATGTCAACTTCTGGAGAGAATGAAATGTAACACAATAGCGCGACAGTACCAAAGTCTTGACGCTCTGCATCAATGACTACTAAAGGAAGTTTATCTTCAACATCAGCAAATTCAAACTCATCTTTGTATGAATCTGACAAGTACTTATTGTATTCATACTCGTTACGTACAAAGTGAATACTAACAGAATTAATTTTTTTCATTGTTTTTGGATTTATTTTGTTCGTGACTTTGAGCATAAGTTACAATTGCTGTAGATACCGCAATTATGAGACCAGCACAAATCTCAACTGCGAGTGGTACTTTAAAACCAAGTGTACCAAGTGTTACCCACCCGGCCGTTACAGCTCCAGCAAGATTGCCCCACTGGTTACGAATCTTTTTCCATTCTTTTGGCGTTGGCGAGAATAATCTCTGGAACCAATTCTTTTTTGTTTTCTTCATACATTAAAAAATTTAAGTACTCCTGTTGTAAATAGTGTTGCTTCTGTCTTTCTTCGGTAGACTAAACCGTCAAGTGGTATTTTGCTTCCTTGGCCAGTTATATAATGTGTTGTCCACCATTTGTATAGTTCAGCAGACTTTGCGTTTATGAGTGCAGTCAAAGTTTCTGAGTAACCACAATTAAAATAGAAAGCTTGTAGCGCCTCTAACTGATAGTCAGTAAGCTTAACTGCAATTTTGCGTGCAATAAGAAGATTAACAGACCTTACGTCTAATTCTAATTGCTTTTGCGCTTGCTCAATTGTTGTTATTCTTGAGGTTGCATACGCGATTGCTTTATACTTTGGACCAATAATGAACTTACCTTTTGAGTTTACCATTGCATGTCCCCAACCTTCTGTCCAAATACCAGCAGGGTCCATTTTAGGTTGAAGACCAATAGCCTTCAAATCGCCATCATGAAGACTCTCATAATGTTTTATAACACTGAACTTTTCCATTATTCTTTTTGTTTTATACTACCACATTTGCTGTCATTCATAACTTCATATTTGCATCCTACACTATTTGTCTTGTCATCCATATAGTCTACAATGACCTTTGCAACTTCACCAAGGTCTTCTTTGTTAGCAATAATCTTGCCTGTTAGGTGTAGTAGCCGGTCATATTCAACCTTATCTTCAGCTTTCTCAAATATTGACTTCAATTCTATTAGTCCTATACCTATAGAACCAAGCATTGTGATAATTGGTATAAGTGGTATATTATATCCATAGTACTTGCCCAGATACCATACGCCAGCCATTTGCATAGCATCAATCACTGATAATGCTATTAAAGTGTTGTAGTACTTTGCAACTTTGTCTACCGTCCTACGAAATCCGTATGAAGAACGAATGATGTTCTTCTTTTTAGCTTTACGTACACCTGACCAAAGGTCTGTTAAAATCATCACAAGGACCATGATGTATAAACCAAAGGTCATCCAAAGTACTACAAAAATTCGCTCCATTTCAGTATTCATGTTATTATTTGTTTACACTTTTAATTTCTTCTGCCTCTTCATAGTACTCAGGCTTGTCTTCTCTAGGAGTTCCTGTTGAATAATCAATACCAAGTGCTATCTCACTTCCCATAATGAATCCATCATGGATTCTTTTGAAGGTTTTACCCTCTGTTGCTTTTATTGTCATGGTTTTGAACTTAAAGGATAAATTAAATCTGAGTAGGATGTCCAATTAGTAGCAGCTTTGTATGTCGCAACTGAAGAATCAGGAACATATATTTTTATTATCTTTGAAACTGAGGAAAGTGCTGTAAGCCCTAAAGTAGGTGGGGTTATACTTCTAAAGATTATGTAATCAAGTCCTGTAGCGTATGCAAATGCAGTTGAACCGATTGTAAGTAGCCCTGCTCCAAATTCCAAAGATGTTAACCCCGAAGCTTGGTAAAAGGCCTGACTTTGAATGTCGGTGACGTTTGGAAATACATAATCTCCTTTCAAAGCTCTACATCCGTAAAACATACTTTGCGTTATAGTCAACATCGCAGAAAATGGTAGCCTCAATTTTCTTAAAGATGATAATGTATTGAAGATATAGTTTGTCGTTGGAGTCCATGAATCATTCATTACTTTGATGTATTGCAAGCTTAAACAAGAAGAATTAAAGTTTGCAGGAAATGTGGTAACTGATGCAGGTACCACCATGTATTTAAGAGAATAACAATATGGAAATACATTTCCTTGTAAAGATGTTATGCTATTTGGAATGGCCAAATTATCAAGCGTTTCACATTCATTGAATGAATAGGAACCTAGCTGAGTTATACCTTCTGATATTACAACTTTCTTTAAGGCCCAGCAATTATTAAAACAATATCCCCCTAAAGTGCAAGAGCTTCCTATTATTATTCCTATCAAAGATGTCGGCTCACTCACCATAAATGGATTAGTTGAATTCCCTATTCCCAATCCAACAGTTCTACCTGCAGCAACAGTCATGGTAACTACTTTTATCCCAGGGGTTGACCAAAAGTGGCTAGGCACTATAATAGAACCAGTTGTCGTTATTACAGTATCTGCTGTTCCGTCGTTCCAAGAAAACGTCACCGCATCCGCATAATTCTTTTGTATTCTGAATGATGAGTAAATAGCAGTTCCTGAATTTACATTAACAAATATGTAGGTCTTTCCTGAGTCTGTAGTATAAGTTGGTTGTATTGTTGTATCCTCTGTAATGTTAGAATAAGAACCATTCCAGCCTCTGAATATCAACCTTGACTCTGTGGGGTGTGCACTCCCAACTACAAATCCTGAAGGTGCAGTTGCATTTGTCCCATTTTCAACCACTTCTGATTTCAGAATTACTCCATCCCAATCTACGGTTTCAACCTTTCGTGGGGTCACATAGGATGGAGTAATGGCTGCAATCTTAGCTGGATAACCACTCAATGCTGTTCCTACAGGAACGTTAACCCCCTTGGCAATAATAGCTTGCCTTGTAGCTTCTTTTGAAGCAAGAGTAACTGTATTTTTAGCATTGTAGTTGCCACTTATAACTTCCCCGTTGATAGTATCCAATAATCCTTCAACTGTAACAGTTGGAATACCTTGAGCAATAGCAGCAACTTTTGCAGGGTATCCACTTAAGGGAACATTAACTGCTACTGCAACACCCTTGGCGATAATAGCTTGTCTTGTAGATTCTTTTGAGCTGGATGTTGATGCTATTTTAGCTTCCCAATTTCCACTAATTACTTCTCCATTGACATCGTTAATAGCTACTTCTATAGATGCTTCTGGAACTCCTAAGGGTATGGCATCAATAGCGTCATTATAATCTTTTAATGGCACACTAGAATCTAACGTTCCGCCTTTTGAAATTATTGATTGTCTTATATCCTCTTTTGAACTACTGATTGCATCTGATTTCTCAACATAGCCACCAGCTACAGATTCACCATTTATACCATCTAAAATAGTATCGATTGTAGACTCTGAGATACCTGTATCTATCATTCCTATAGCCTCATCATAGATAGAGAATGGGTCTGATTCTAGAATTTCTACACCTTTGGCAATAATAGCTTGCCGTATACTCTCTTTTGAATCAGATATAGCCGTTGATTTATTTATATAGTTTCCATTTATAACCTCACCATTTATTATATCAAGAATACCATTTATTGTATTTTCTGGTATACCTATGGCTATACTTTGTATTTTTGATATAATTTGCGGAAAATTTGAATCACTATCAATGCTTACACCAAGACTAGATATAGCTGCTATAATAGCATCTACATTATCGAGCATATTCTGCATTACCTGTTTAGCACTTCTTATAGTCATATTACTGAATTTCTAGTATTGAATATATTTTATTCGAGAATACCGACCAAGTTGGGTCAACTTTATATGTATCTACTAGTGTATCAGGTACATATATTTTAAAGTCAACATGAACTCCATCAATTGCATTAACGTTAGAAAGCGTTACCTTTGATAAGCATCTTAGAATCAAAGACTTCAATGATGAGCACCCTTGCAATGCATATGGCTCTATAGAAGTGATACCACTATTTAAGATTATACTTTCTAATGACGTACACCCTTGTAGACTGTTATTACTTAAATGTGTAACAGTATCTTTTAATAATATACCATCAACATTTATACCATCTAATAATGTGTACTGTGTAATAGGTAAAGAACCACAATAGCATGAGCGGATTGCTTGTTTATAGTTGCTACTTAAAAGTGGACCTGGGTATGTTGCTGATTTACCTAATACAGCCTCACCTGTGGTATTAAATGTTACAATATATGTGCCATATGAAGTGTATGTATGTGAGGCATTTCTATCACCATGATTATTATCTATTACATTGCTGCCATCACCAAAGTCTATAGTTACACTGCCAGTAGCTGACCAGTAATAAAATGTAGGAGATAACCCAGTACTACTATCAATTACAATTTTTACAATAGACTTATTAAATGATGGGCTTACACTAGGAAATATTACTCTACACCCTTGTATATTAGTGTAATCGCTCCATGAATTTAAAACTAAATTCTCCCATTCTACTAATGGCGTAACTGCATCTTGACCTGTTTCAACATATTGCAAATCTATTACTTTGCCAGTAAAGTCTAGGAATTTTACTGCATTCGGGGCATATACATATTGGGCTGTTATCATAATGTCACTTTGCACATTCAATGATGAGTTGTCCCAACCTGTAAATTTGTACATTTCTCTTGATGGCTCTGTAGGTGGTAGTACATCTCCATTTAATAACACATGTTGAGACTTTAAAATTGTATCGTCATAGTCTTTATAAACAACTAGGAATATCGTTTCTGTACTGCCACCTGTTATACTTAACACTTTACTTGCAAAAGTATCAAGTTTATCACCTTCATATACACCTACACCTTTCTCAATAAGTGCACTAGCAATATTATTTTTACAACTTTTAACATATGTTACGAAGTTGTTTATATCTCCTAAACTCTCATTGTAGCTCATATACCTTCCATATTATCAATTATTTCCTGTATATCCCCTTCTAAATCACCATTTAGTATATCTAGTATATCCTTTATATTTCCTGTTTGATTTGCCCATTCTTTCTCAGTCATTACTGGCTCATCATCAGTTGTATCAAGATATGATTGATATGCTGATAGTCCGTCATCACCTTTTATAGGATTAGACCATTCCTGTTCAGCCAGCATAGGTTCATCCTCAGTAGTTGCTACATAAGACTCATATGCAGATAAGCCAGTATCCCCTTTAATACCTTGCAAGTCGATATCATCAAATAGTTTTGACATTATCCAGGTACCTTCAGAATATGATATTGTATACAAGCCTTTACGTAATATTTCTATACCACTAAAATTTGGGTATAGCCCTATGCTAGTGGCCATATAAAATATATTTTCATCCTGTATTCCTGGATTTGTTGATGTAGTCGCAAACCCAGCGAAAGTCCTATTCTTGCCTAGTGTGTCAATTATATTGCCTAATACCTGTTGAAGTAAAGTACCAGTTATTTCACCAGAACCATTTTCTTTTATTATTGCATTTACTGCATCTTTTAATACTGACCAGCTCATATATTCAGTTGTTATTGTTCGAAACTTTCATTATAATCATTATTGAATGAACCAATCGGTGTTGGTTGAACTACAGCACGACCTATCTTCTTTATAATAGTAGCACATTCAAATTCGCAGTCAACAGATGCAATATACCCACCATCTTGCCATTTAGGAGTTATCAAAAATGAATCTGGAGTATAAGCCACACCTTTACTAGTTATTTGTATATAGTCATGCATTCTTATTATTCTCATTGCATCACATAAATACTCTGGCACTAAGAATGTAAACTTGTATACTTTTTCGCTTATTTGTTTTTCTACAAAGAATAAGCCATCTCTCTTTTCACCAGTTTCATCGAAGTTATAATCTGGTCGTCCAACTTCTGTTTGCAAATACACAGTATTACGGTACAATGATGTATAATCAATTTCTCCGCCATCATACTCAAAGTTATCAAAATCCCAAAATTCAATTTTTAATGCACCAGATAAGTCATGTTTGCAAGTAAACACCTCACTAAACCAATTTTCTGCGCCATCACAAATTAATGCATAATATGAACCTTCTGGCATATTGATAGCCATTCTCAGTATACCAGGATACTTGATTATATCATATCCTTTACTTATACACCTTATTATGCTTAAACCTGTACTTTTGATGGCATCAGTTATATTCATGAATAATGTACCATCTAAGTTATATAGATGTACATCAGTTATTTCATTTTCACGTGTTGGTCGTACTATCTGAAAAGGTAATAGCTTACGGTCAGGCGAAAGTAATTGAAATACTTCTCCATACGAATAACTCTTCCTATGATTCTGAAATGATACATTTGGGTACCATGGAAGTATGCTGAGGTTATTATTCTGTATCATACACGAGAGTTATTTCATTCATTCTACTTGACAAATTAACTTGCAACTTCTCAATTTGGCCATTCCCAAAATCTGTTTTAATTAATGACATAACGTCTAAATCATCGTTGCTTGGTAATGATATAGACTGCTGTTTGTTACGTGAAATGCCATATGCATTTTCATTTACCTTGTTAACCTTAACTTCTTTAGCTGGCAAGTCATGCATATAAAATGTCGGTTGCAAGTATATCCAACTTAATATCCCGTTTTGCATTATAAATTTATGCTCTTCTACCTGTTTAGTTATAAATGGCAATTCGTACTGGCCTGAAAGTGGCGTTACCTCTGTAGCAGCGAATAATGCAAACCCGTCATTGTTTATGCTTTCAGGGTTAAGAAGCATGTAGTCTATATCAGGTGTGAATTGTGTAACAGTAACACTTTGCACATTTCCTCTTGTTACATACTTACTTATGATGTCAATTGGATAACCAGCGAAAGCATCTGTAACTTCGTCCATCCATGAAAACTCTATTCTTTCAGGTATTTCACTTTTATTAAATTCCCAGGTACTAGTTTTGTAATTCCAATTCTTTTTTACTTTTCTGTTATACAACTCAGTTAAATCATAATCACATGACTGTTCTTCTGTATATGAATTTCCATTTCTGAAATAGGAAATATGTTCAATCTTCAATTTGCTATCTTCAATGAACCATTTGCATTTTAATGTTGCTGATAACATATCTAGTACTTGACCGAGTGTTATTGGAGCTTTTCTTGCTGGTTGGTCATACTCACCTTTTGTAACATTAGATTTTGGACTTATAAACAGCCTAAATGGCCAGTTTGAAATAGGATTAGTTTCACCATATAAGAATTGCGAATACTCGCTTGTACCTTCATGTAATACATCTGGTGCAAGTTCATTTAACAAAACAGATATAACTGAATGTATTGGAAATGTGTCTTTTAACATATATGCTTTACGACCTTCTTCTTCTAATAACTCGTCAAAATCTAAAAATCTAAACCAGTAAGAACTTAGAATCCAACTTGATTTTGCAAGTGGATAATATAGTCTACCAAATAGAGAGTCGTAAGGTCTTACAAAATATTCATCTTCTGTAGCATACCCATATTCAGTTGGTTCTGACTGAAATTCATTTGATATTCTACATAAATCGATAGCATATCCTATCATGTATTTGTAGTTCCTGTTATTCGGTACAATATCATCAGCAAGAATAGGAGTTGTATTTTGACCAGCAATACTAGTAACATCTAACAAATACCTTGAATATACATTTACTGTAAAGTTCTGCATCAAGTATTGGCCTGTAGCACCACTCCCACCAACAGCAGACATAGCAAATTGCGTCCCTATTGGGTTAGCATATATTGTATCGCCTGAACAACCAAAAAGTTTAGTATTCGTAGAAACTAAGTATAACCCGAAAGTATAAAGAGTATGATTTGAATCTGAAAAATAAGGTTCATACTTCAATTTATAATCTCCATTTTGTGATGTCCATTCACATGCATTTTGCCTAGTAAATGTAAATTTATTTACAAACTCTTGGTCATCTATAGTGGGTGTAGGTGGATTCTGTGGTGATTTTGATATTGAGCTTCTTTGTAAATGCGAACTCAATGAAAATGAGAAATTTGCTAAAGCATTTGTGTCAGTTACAGGGTTACTAACTTCTTGTTCCCATGACATTCCAGACAAAAAGCACGTCAATGAACTTTGGCCAGGTATATAATATTGAAGTAATGGCCTTTTTTGAATTGTTAAAGGTTTAATTTCAGGTGCTAATTTTATAAGATTATATTCTTTATCAAGTCCTGCAAGTACATTTGTATATGAGTCGTGTACATTTACTTTTATCTCTACTTTCTTATTATCACTATCCCACTTACAATCTGTTTTATAGAATGAGCTAACTACATAGCCTGACCAATTTAAGCCATTATCATCACTTTTTTCGGTCAATAATATAAACTCAGTATTGAACGGTTGTGAGTCAATCCAATCGAAATCTTCATTTATAAGAGACATTGCACCTGACAAAGACTGTCTAAAGAAAACTTGGTCAGACTCTTTTTCATAGGTTTTTGTCAGGTCATCCTTGTATATAGGATGGACTGATATACCATTAATTGAGAATCTGTACTTAATAATCATTTGTACCGTCTTGTTAGATTTCTATATACCTCTATAACATTTCCTTTTGCATCAAACATATACTTACGTTCACCTTGTCTACGTATACTTTGAACTTCTGTTTCCAGTATTCTTAAGTCTGTATTGTGTGACTCGACATATGTAGTATTGCCAGAAGTCAAAGCAAACTTTTGTTCAAAATTACCTCTGTTTAACGAATCTATGATTGCCGGTATAGTTGACCTGTATTTTCTTGTATTTCTCTTATTTATGATTGCAAGCATTTCTCCACCTTCGGCTCTTCTGTTTTTGCCATCAGACGTTGTACCCAAATCTATATCATGACCTGATTGGTGACTTCCGCCGTTGAGCATTTCAGTACCACCTTCACCATATACTTTTGTTTGAGTCTTGGATAGTTGACTGGCTTTTGCTTTTGCTTCGATGAATGTTCCAAACATAGTTGCTATACCTGCAATAGCTAAGCCTATGCCAAGTCCACCAAGTGGGGCCATTGCTTTCCATAGACTTGCAGAAGCTGTAATTAAACTTGACGTTTGACTTATTGTATCTATTGTTTCTTGTGCCTTTTGATATTTTTGTTGTTCTCTTAAAGCCTTTTCTTGCGCTTTCTTAGATGATGCAAGTTCTTTCTCAGCTAATGCTACATTACTTGCATAACCATTATTACGTGCTTCAATTTCTTCTTGCAATCTTGTTTTCTTTGCATCAGTAGCATTTGTTGCAACATCTACAGCTTTTTGTGCAAGTTCCTGTTCTGCACTGAACATATTCTTGAGGTTATCTACAACCATGTTTACTGATTGTGATATCGCTTTTTTCTGATTATCATCTACTTTTAACCCAAGCATTTTGTAAATATCAAAGTTGTCAGACTTCAATTGTGCTAACTGCTTATTTATATCAGCAATCATGTTCGTGTAAGTAGTTATTTCTACTTGTGATAATACTTTTGCACCAGTTTTTGCAAGTTCTAATAGGCGTACATATCTGTCACGTTCTTGTTGAAGTTTGAATTTTGTCTTTTCTTCTTCTGTACGTCTTAGCAAATTGAACTCACTTTCTTGATACTTCTGGTATTGCTCAAATTGTGCATCACTTTTACTAGTCATTAAGTCAAGCATCTGCTTATCATATGCAGCATTTATAACTTTCTCATCTTGACGTTCTGCTGTGATTGCAAGTCTATTTTTAATAAGTGCCTGCTTGCGTGCATTTTCTACAAGTTGCGCTTTGACTGCATAGTAATCATTAGTACCTTCTACTAACTTATCAAGTTGCAGATTTAATGTTTCTTGCTCAGTTGATAACTTTCTTTGCTGCTCTTTTAGGTCAATATCAGCAATAGCAACATTGAATGCTTTGTGCTTATTAACAATAATATCAATTATTTGAGCTTTACTTTCTTTAGTGAGTTTTGCATCTAAGACATATTTTGCCATGAGTTCATCAGTTTCATCCTGAAGAGCATTTTTCAATGTAATCTTCTGCTGCAACAACGAGTCTTCTTCTAACGCATTTATGCTAGCCGAATACTCTTTTTGTATTTGCATGTTTGCTTTAGCTGCCGATAACTTTTCTCTTAAAGCTTTTTCAGCGGCTTCAGTAGCTTTCTCTTCTGGAGTTTTACCAGTTGCATATGATTCTGTAGTTGTCCACTTATTATCTTTGAATATTTTTGTGTAATCTGTGTTGTACTCTACTGCTTTTTTTAATGCTTCTTCACTGTGCTTATCAACTATACTTGTTTGACGTCTACGCTCATCTGTTTCAATTTTAATAATCTGCTTGGCTAACATTTGCCTGTTGTCAATCAACTGCTGAACAGTAAATGTATCTTCTCCAACTAGTACATTATCATTTTCTTTCTTACCTTTAAGAGTAGCTATCCTAATTCTTTCTCCTAAATCATAGTATTGGCCTTGCAAACTTTCAGCATCTTTACCAGCATCTTTTAACAGTTCTTTTTGACTTTTCATGTTTATATCCATTCGCTTGACTGCGTCTTCAGCACTTACACCAAAGAATACATTTGCAAATGTCATAGCCTGCATAGCTTGTATATATGCATCTTTATTGTCTCTAATTAACTTTAGTGCTCCGTCAACATCTTTTGCTTTGCCAAATGTTATACCTAGCGACTTATTATAATCATCTACAGCTTGCCTTTCTAAATCATGATTACCTTTAGCATTCTTAAGTTCACTAGACATTTTATTAATACCCTCTACAGCTTTCTGATACTCACTACCATTTAAGCCTTTACGCATGGCTTCTGTAGAAGTTAAAAGACCCATTTGTGAGGCAGTTAATTTCTTAATAGCAGCATCACCTTTAATAAGGTCTTCTATCCAAGCTACAATTTTAGTGCCAAACATTGAAAATACTGTGAGCAATATTACCATAACTGTATTGAAACTGAGTAATGACTTTAACATTTGCTTTCCAACACTTATAGTAGCTTTGCCTTCAGCTTGAAGCGCTTTATTCTCCAGTCTTAGATTTTGAATTTCATCCATCAAGATTGGAATGTTGTTGGAAATTGCTAAGAAGAATGTATTCATTCCCATAGCTGCTGCCGGTAATTCTCTTACAACTTGTGAAGTTGCTACACTTAAGCCATTCCAAGCGCGTCTGTAATTACCAACTTGTAGTGTGTGCTTACCAGTAACTTCTTGCAAACGACTCATTTCAGTGTAGAGGTGTTTAGACTCTTCCTGTTGCGCGCTAAGAAATTTAGAACTCGCAATAACTTCTTGCGAATACTTATTTAAGTTGATTTTGTTTAGATTGTACTGAGCTGATAACCTGTTATAAGAATCTGCATTATTATTGGTTACTACAGCATTTAAAGCAGCAATTTGTTTAGCTTCTTTTGCAATAACAATCTCTTCAATAGATTGTGCAACCTTTTCTTTAATAGTTTTTATAATACTTCTCTTAGAAGTTTCTTCTTGCTTAGTAGCTCTTTCACTTTCTTTAGAAGCCATTACATCTAACTTCTTAGCTTGAACTTGACGGTTCAATTCTAATGTTAGTTGTTTTGATGCTTCTGTAGAGGTTTTAGCATTTAGAAGGTCTTTATTAGCAATTTCTGTTTGAACTTTAGCATCTGCGAGTGCAGCGATAGAATATGACTTACGTGCGAGTGCCTGTTCTTTAGTCAGTTTGGTCACATTATCCAAACTTGAGCTAAGAACTTTAATTTTTGCATCAACATCAATTACTTCTTGCGATACTGCTTTGTATGATGCGAATAAATTGTCTGTAGCTTCGGCTGTATTTTTAATTACCTCTCTTTGTTCACTAATACCTACACTAACAGGTCTAAGTTTTGTTTGAAAAGATGTGGCCGAACTTGAGATTGAAGCCAGTGTTTCCTCATAGATGCCTTTTAACTGCTTAAGCTGCGAAATGGCATCCTTAATAGAACTGTCTGGTCTGACAATGTCTGCGTATCTTATCGGGTTTAGTTCGGGAGGCATGGCCTTTATTTGATATAAATATACAAATTATTTATTACTTAATTGTAAAATTAACATATTTTAACATTTATTTTTTATCACTAATAAGTTCTACAGCATTGTAGTATTCCATGACTGTCAACACTTTAGCGTTAGCATTTAGTTTCTGCGAAATTAGCATGCAAGTTTGGTCAAAATTCTTATCAATCTTAATAAGAATACTCTCTTTGCCACTAAATGCCTTAGGTTTTTCTTTTGTTAAAATCTCTGTATTTATACCATCTATTTCTTTTTGTATATCTTCTCCAGTAATAATACCATGTAATTGTATGTTAGCTCTTCTTTTAATTAGCTCGTATGCTTCTTTTATAAGTACATTATCTGCAATCAAAGGAAAGTACTGTTCAAGTTCGTCGTTTATTTTTTTTTTTAAACCATTGAACACTTTTTCAAGTAAAGACATTTTTTCTTCATTCAATAGCCCAAATATTTTCATTAAATTATCATCTGACAAGTCTGTTACTTTATCTCCATCTACTTCTGATATAAGGGCCATGTACGCGATATTCTTTGGGCTTATATTTTGATTGATGAAATAAAGTGATTGTTGCAGGTTAGTTAGCTCTGCAACAGCTAAGTTTGGATTTGTTTTTATGAAACTTGCAATCTTAGTTATATGAGCGTCAATGTCACTTAACTCACTACCTATACCACTATCAACAAGCATCAACTTATTGTATTTGTGGTAATTGACAATTGGTAAGTCTTCTATACTATCATATACAACTACCTTGTGCTTATTTAGTTTCAATGCTATCATGCTATAAACCTTGATATTGGTGAAGAAAATATTGGTACTAATAAAAATGTCCAGTCATTTAATGCAACTGATAAAACAACACAATAAACCATAGCTACCCAAAATGATAAACAGAAGTAACAGTTAACAAGTTTATTCAACAGATTACTTTTTAAGTTTGACTGTAGATAGCTTATTATACCAAACTTTTCTGCTACAATTATTGTAAATGTAACGAGCAGTGCTATTAATACTACTTTTGTTAGCATGGTGATGTGTACTTTATTGTGCAGCTTAATTTAATACCAGTATAAGGCATCATAAGAAATTGATTTTCGACTTGCTTTAAATCATATCCATCAAATATATTTTCTGCATTCACGTATACCTTATTTACGATTATACTCGATGATTTGAATAGGCTCTTTGAGTTGAACAATTTTAATACATCATCTTTTACATTTTCAAGCATTACTACTTTATGAGTTTCATATATACTTGACAAATTGAACCAGAAAATTATGTCTACATCAACTGATATATCATAAAATCCAGCGCGCTGAATTACTGTTTCTGGGTCTTTCTTTTCAATGAACGAGAAATTTCCAAGAGAATCATCAGGAAGAACAGAACAATAATTATTGCGTTCCGTATAAACTGCTGGATACCTGAATTTCTTTCCTTGGACTTCATGCTCTAATGTATATGCTAACCTGAACGCATTATTTATCCAAGTTAATTTTGCTTTTTGATTGTCAATTATCTCATCAATAACCTTGTCTAATAAGACAGGTTCTTCACTTTTATGTTGTGTAACTACTCTCATTATAACTGACTTTTTAAATTGGTTAGTAAACTCGGATAAAGAATTTCCCAAACAAGTGTACTCAAGTTTTCAACCGTTAAACCAAGTATACCCTCTCCATATTTTCTTACTAAGTCATAGACTTTAGAGTCTGCCGCCCCAATTTCAAATGACTCGTTGTTTGCATTTACATAGAATGTACTGTGAAAATAGCCTGTGTTCCTCAATGTTACATGGTCAAATGGTTGTCCATGCTCTCTTTTCCAATCAATTGTGAATCGACTGTATGGCACTCTACTGAATATATCAGTTCCGTATCTATCAACTCCAAGTTCACTAAGCTGATTAACCGAATTCATTTCGGCAATTTCAACTTCATGTTCATTGACTGTATTCCTTAACGTTATTTTTATACCTAACGTAAGAAATTCTTCTAACACTTTTATTTTTTCATCAAATGCATCCATTAGATGGTACCATATTTAATACCATTATTTTTACAAGGCATACAGTATCTGTCAATGCCATTCATATCGACTTTTAATGCTTTGAGCGTTTTCTTGTACTCATACATCAACCCTGATGGAGCTTTACCACCAAATCCACCAGCATCACCTTCAAGCTCGTATTGTAACTCACCTTTGGCTGCAATGACAGAATTACGATTAACTCGTGCATTTGGATTGTATATGAACTCTTTAAACATGTCAATCGTGAATTGCTTCAAAATCAATGTTTCAAACTCATATTTATGAGCAACAAAGAAATCTGTAAAATCACACATGATTGACAAATCTAAGTTTATGCCAAAATTGTCAGAATACATATATTGATTGTTTGCAACGTCCCACATCTTTTTGCTTTGTTCGGTCCATTCGTCTTGAACTTTAAATGGTTGAACTTGCACGTACTTGGACATTGTTTGCCATGACGAAATCATTTGCCTTGAACAAGTTGGACATGGGCCTGCACTCCAGTCCATACTTTTGTAAATTGCAGCATTACCATTTATAAGTTGTGATTGTCTGTAGCAAATGTAATAACTGCCACCATCTGATTGTGCACCTACACTTGGCAAATACAAGTCATCAACTGTTACCCACTCAAGTGAGTTTGACTTTGTTTTTACAAATGGGATTACTTTGATCGGTTCGTCTTGGCTACTATGCATTATATAAATGTCAATAGTACCTGGTTGCAAACACTGCAATCCTATTTTATTTATCTTTACTGTTGCATTCTTACTTCGTGGTTGAGTTATCTCAAACCCAACAAGCGAGTTAGTATTTTTGGATAGGTCAGTTAAGCGACCAGTGCCATCATACAATATTTTATCATCTAACAGACTTCTTGCCGTGCCTGCTGACATCTTTTCTGTGAAAAACATTTGCAGCGCTTTGAGTGTGCTGCTTGCCACTTTATTTTCAAGCCATTCTGATAGTTTGGAATATTCTTCCCACTTACCTTTAGCTTGTTCAGTACCTGGTGTAATCTGAGTTACATCGACCAATGCTCTGTATGTAACCTTATTAGGTGCACCGTACATACACTTTTCACCAGCTTTGTACTCTGTATCAATAACGAAATCATCGTACACACCATATTCAGATGTGAATTGCGGAGCTACACTCGCAAGGTTCTTCAGAGTAATCAATGGATGGCCTTGCTGAAAATATAAGCCAGAATCGCTTCTAAGTAAGCTGTTGGCAATCACAACTTCATCTTCAGTATCTTTTTGGAAACCAACTAAATGAAGCATGTTTTGCATTATTGTATCTTGTCGTAGCATAATAGTATGAGTAAGTTATTTTAGGCTATTTTCTGGCATTATTTTAAAAACTAATATATTTAATCGTCAATATAGTTAAAACTTAAATTTGGCTACTTTCTGCTATTTTGGAAAGGCTTTATACATACATTGACAGCTAAATTATTATATAAAAAGAACGGCACCGAATGCCAAAGCACTCGATGCCGCCTGGCAACAAAAAACACTGATGATTAGAACACAGCAGGGAAGTTTGTTAGTTTACACTGCCTTAGCAATATCAAACGAAATGATAGGGCTAGGAAGTGTGGCTGGAGCAGAATTGTAAGCAGTTACAAAAGCAACCTGTACAGCAAAGCCGTAATGTTCTTTCATGACACGCTTCATGTCTGAAGATGCAGCACCGTTGATTGCACTGAAGTCGCCTACACTTTCGTAGTAGTACGTACCAACAGGCATGTTCAGCATCGGCAGAGTTTCAATGTCCCATTCGTGACCGGTTCTTGCCTTCGTACGCAGCAATGCTTCACGCTCGAATTTGGTCAAGATGCCCAAAGAGCCTTTTTGTACTGCAAAACCTGTACCGAACTTGCCAGTGGCATTTGCAATCAAATTGCTCCAGTGGAGTTCTTTGCCTGCATATTCCATGCGCAGATTTTTGTCGTTGTACACGCCTGACTGAGCCAGTTTGTTGATGATGCTTTGGATACCTGTGTTGCCAATAACATCGACATCGCCAAAGAAATCGTTTGCAAACATCATGGGGTCGATGTCACCGATCAGTGTTTCACGCTGAGGCCAAGTGGCGTTCAGTTTGTTGGCAGCGAAGGTGTAGTCCAACGGGTCTTTCAAAACTTGCGTCTTTACAGCAGACAAAGCGGCTACAGCGACACCTTCCAACGTTCCGGCGAATTTGTACAGATACTTTTCGAACTTGGCGGCGAAGTCTTCCTGCATTTTGATTTCGTTGTTCATGAACATCGAAGGAACTACAGTGAAACCCCACGAGTAAGTGGCAAAAGTAATCTGAATCTTCTGGGAAACGTTCTCGTCGTCGGCAATGGTTGCAGACAAAACGTTGTCGATTGTTACATCGCCATCGTAGTCGATTACCGGAACTTCAAGTGTCGTGTTAACAGCAGCTAAAGCTTTTTCTTTCAAGTCCTGGGTAATAAGCCCAGTGCTGTCTTCAGTCTGTTTCATGAACGTGTCAAGGGCTCCGTAGGCACTAGGCCTTCTTTCAAACTTGTCCAGATTACCTTTTGCGATAATGTTCTGGATTCTGGTGTTGATTAAACTCATGATAAATAAAATTTGTTTTTGTGAATACTAGTTTGCGTGTTACCCTTGCACGTTTTTATGATTATCGCATCGGCATTTCGCCGACTTTCAGCTCTGTACGAATTTCAGTCTGCTTCTTTTGGAATTCAACTGAGCCTTTAGTAAGACCACTTTTCAACAGATGTGAGATGATGACTTCGTCTGCATCGGACTGTGTTTTGACACCTGACAAGTCCAATGAAGTTCCGCTTCCACCTGTACCACCACCTTTAGGTCCTGTACCGCTACCGGCACCTTTTCCACCAAGGTCAATTATTTCTTTCAATGAAGTATGTCCAAAAACAAAGTCTTCTGCTGTGAATGGTTCACTCAGTTTTTCTTTATTCTTGATGATTTCACCATTCGCGTCTCTGAAGACTAACTGTTTGGTTCCATCAGCTTTTTCAATGAAGTCTGGTACTGCATTTGCCAAAATCTCTTTCTTGGCTACATCTGCGAGAGTTTTTGCTACTGAATCAGGTATGCCTGCTTTGAATTTCAGTTTACCAACAGCTTGGTCAAGTGCAAACTCTGCTCTCAGAGATTTGCTTGTTTGTTCGAACTGTGCTGTAGAATCAGTAACCTTCTTTTGTTCAACCTTGATTGACTCTTGTAGTTGTGCAATTGTCTGTTCAGCATCAGTGAGCTTCTTTACAATGATCGGGTCAGTTGCACCTTTCTTGATTTGTTCTTCAAGGTCCTTTTTAGTGGTTTTCAGTGCTTCCAATTCTGTTGTTGAACCTTCAACTTTTGTTTTATACGTACCAAGTACGCGTTTCATAAAGTCGTAGGTCTTTTCGCCGTTGTTCTTCTTTTCACCAGTAACAGCAAGAATGTCTGCGTCATAGTTACCATGGACTTCTCCAATTTTGGTATTGATAACAGTCTGTTCGTCGTTTGCACTCAAAACAGTGATTGCATTCTTCTGCTCGTCAGTCAAAACACTGAGTGACGGGTTTGCTTCTAAAAGGTCTTTTGTAATTGCCATTTTACTTTTACTTTTTAGCTGGTGTGTACAGAACTTCGTAGGAGTAGCCCAACGATGTTGAATACTTTGCAAAGTTTGCAAATTCCTTGGCATCATACTTCTGTATGGTCTTGGATGCAACTTCTTTGCCAGTTTTTGGGTCGAAAAGGTCACCTTTCCACTGCGAAACGTGGACAAAGTCTTCTTCACCTTCGGGTACTTCGTAACCCTTCTTTTCTGCTTTTTTCAGTTGCTTTTCAGCAAGTGCTTTTTCAGCAGCCTGTTTCTGTTCTTCAGCGAGTTCTTCATCATCAATGATAATGCCTGTAACTTCGCCAAGACGGGCTTGTTCAGAATCGGTAATCGTACCGGCTTCTTTCTTTTCAAGCAACGTTTTGTGCTCCTCCTGCAGTTTTGTCAACTGGGGCTGAGTCAGTCTTTTCTTCTCTGACATACAATAATAGTGTTTGTTTAACAATAAATAACTTCTTGTCTAATTGCAGGAATGAACCGAACTCGATAAGATTCGTGTTTTCACGTTCGAACCTGTCAATATATGAATTGAAATTAATCTTCAACAGTATCTCTTCTTTTGATAAGAAGCCTTTATCAGCCATCGAAAGCACTTCATCTAAAGTGTAATGCCTGTACGGTTCTAACTGCTTCATTAGCAATAGTCTTTGTAACTGTACTGGGTTATTCTTGTATTCTACTTCAAGTATTTGCTTCGAAATAGCATCAAGTTCTGACTGGTTAGTTCCATTCTTCTTTGCAATCTCGTACTTCTTGTACAAGTCTTCAACAGAATAAACATAAAACTCAGTTCCCCAATTAATGGCTGAAGAAATAAATCCTTTGCCATAACGCAACTTGCAAACAGTATCTTCAACGAATTTCTGCGCCCTCTCAAAGTTGGTCTTTAAGTTGTTGAGTACAGAAGTCTTACTTTCAAAATTGGCTGAAACCTGTGTTGTGTTAATGGCTTCCTTTTCTGAAACATTTCCATTCGTACCAATGATAGACGTAATGATGTTCAGCTTAATCCGTTCGCACTCTTTAACATTGTAATCGAGTGAATCGATATCAATCGTAGTGATTTGAACTGGATTCTTTAAGTCTGAAATGCTATCTTCAACTGATGGAATTGGAATCTGTATAAATGAACCTGGACCAGCAATCTTTTTGTCTGAACAAACCGGACACTTGTGCAAAGATCCATCTTGATATACTTGATAATGGCTGTCTGCATTCTTTAGAAAACCACCATCACAGTACTCGCCAGTCTCATTGTTTTCAAAATCACAAGCAACTTCGTATGCACTATAAATAGGATATGGAGCATATAAGTCTAAGTACTGCTTGCCTGTTGAAAAGAATAAGTACCAATCAAGATTGGACAATTCTTTTGTTATCGGGTTTTTCTTCAGTTCCTTCTGCTCGTCAGTCAATTGCTGACTCCAAAAGAAACGTGCTGGGCAATAACCAAGTTCGTGTGCATTGATGGTGAGTAGTGCGCCGACTTCATTATCTTTAAACGCGTACACGCGGTAGGACAATTCGTCAATCACTGCTATTTTCTCACCTTCTTGCGTAAAAATGATGTAATCGATTGAGTGACCATCTTTGGTACTGTAATCGAGAACATGACAAATATCAAGCCAGTAAAAGTAAGGCTCAGGCTTATCAGTTGTTTGGACAGTTGGCATATCAACTATAAGAACACTGTTAGGAGATGTTTTCATCTTCTGCCAGCCAATCTCTTTCCAGATTGTAGGTTCTTTCAAGAAGTGTTGCCTGTAGTAGTCCCAATCATCTGACAAAGTCTTGTCGGTAAATTGGTAATTCGCGGAGTAATTACGGCTGCTGAATACACGTTCTAGTTCGCGGTATACATCTTCTACTACCCCTGTAGTAGCTAATGGAAATTTGAACAGACTCTGAAAAACGGCAAATTTGTCTTTTGGAATCAATGTATTGACCCAAGTTAGAAAATCATTTGAAGGACTCGTGATATCAGACGAATTGAGATTCGCTTCCGTATGAAAACGAACGCGCTTCTCAAGGTTGATAGCACAACTGATGGTTGCTTGTTTAGAGCGAACCTTCAGTAGTTCCTTTATTTGATTTTCCAGTAATGCCATTTTCTTTTGAGTATTGATGTTTGCTGTCAGCAGGTAATTGCCAACCAGAGTTTGGAATGTCAAGAAGGCGCTCAGCATGTTCAATGCTAAACGTCCTTCTTTCATTGCCTAAGCTGGGAGCTTCGAGGTCCACAACCGAGATAGCCTTCTTTTCCATGGCTTATGCTACCGGTTTGAACAGATCAATCAGTGCGTCAAAATCAGTTGGAGTTTGGAAAGCGAAATCATCACTCCAGTTGGGTGCGAAAGAGAACGAAATGACATTTGCATCCGGTTCTTCAAGGCCACCAATCTTCAAGTCACCAACGAAGAAGGTGCTCACTGGAATTGGGTAATGATGAGTTGCGTCAACAGTTTTGCTGCCGATCTGGCCTCTGTCGTTGACAAGGTATACACCAATTTCTTCACAAGCAAGAGCTTTTAGCTGGTTGATGGTTGTTTGGGCCATTCCGAACAAGTTTGCAGTGAATTTAGTTGGGTCTTTGCCGATGACCATTTCCATGCCACCAAGAGTAGCATTGCCACCACCAAACATTTTGGCGCCGCCTGGTTCAACGGCTGGCCCTTGTACGAAAGGAGATACAACAACTTTGGTGCCATCTGCGGCGACCAATAAAGGAGTCCAACTTGCTTTCAGGATAACAGAGGCGAGAAAGTTCTTCGTGCCATCAGCTTTTCTGATACGTTGGAAAATGAGTTTTTGGGTTTGTCCAAACTTAACAGGACATGCATCTACCACGACATCTGGTAAAGCAGCAGCAACGGGGCATCCACATACTGACATAGGATTAAAATTTAGATTGTTGAATTTAAACTTGTTTTCTTTATTACTGCGTTCTTTACCCGTGAAAACTCAATAATTATTGGTATACAAATATAATAAAAAATTGCATATAAAATGCGTTTTTAACATTTTTTAACACTTTTAATTCATCTGTTTTAACTTCTTTTTCTTGCCAGCTTTGCAATGCATTTCATACACTCCAGTCAATGCATCTGGTGCATCATCATGCATAGTCTTGCGCTTGTTGTCTTTTCTGTATGAAGTAATTGCTTGATAAAACTGTGGCCATCTTGTAGCCCAGTCTTCTGGAAAGTAAATCATATTCTGGACTTCTGCAGATGCATTGAATATACGTTCAAACTTATTGAGTGTCTGAGTAAACCAAGTTACTTGTGTTCTGTGATTTTTATATGAGCGACGCAGTATCTTTTCTATAGCCCGCGCAAACCCGCGTCCACCATTATTACTTTCTATACGCGCGAGCTGCACGCGCCCAAGCTGTATCATCTTAGCAGTCTCAGGTTCAGTGTACTCCATTGGTTTACTAGTGAACAAAACATCTGTCACGTATAGAACTTCTGGAGTCTCAACAAAATTGATTGAGCATAGACTGTCAGAACCTGTGTCAGCAGTATCTGTGTAGTTGCAAATCTTATTTTTGGGATCGTGTGGGACAGTTTGATATGTGCGAAAGCCTTGGCTATACATGAGGCCTTCTTTAGGTTTTGGGTTCTGCATGTATTGAGTATCAAAGATGAGTGAGTTGACTGCTCTCATCTTGTGAAGCTCTTCGAGTGTATGCTTCATTGGCCACAGTGCTTCTTCTTCACCAGTTTCTTCATCAACAAGAATTGCAGGTAACGACAACACTTCCCATTCGTCTGGCTCAATTTCTTGCAGATACCCACATAAGTCATGCTCATGCAACCTCTGCATAATAATGATGATTGGCGTATTTCTACTATTGACACGATTTCGTATTGTTGATTCGAACCGTGTATTGATTCGTTCACGTACTGTGTCCGACATTGCATCTTCAGGTTTCAATGGGTCATCTATTACTAGTGCGCCTTCAAAGATATTGCTGTTCGCATTAATAAGGCCTAACTTCTGCAGAAATTCATCATCTGTGTTAATCCATGATGTGTCTATATTACCTGTTTCGTCATCATCGACCTTACCAGCACCAAACCCAGTAACCTGACCTTGTGTTGATACTGCATACATCTCACCTCCATGCTCAGTCTTCCATCTACTAGAGCTTGACTTGGTCTTTTCGAGTTTACTACCTGGAAACAGCTGTTCGTATATAGGCAACATCATAATCTGCCTAACAGTATCGCTGTTGTCCTTAATAAGCATGTCTGAGTATGACAAGTGCAGAAACTTGCATGCAGAATTAAGGGCATAACACCAACTAATAAACATCTTAACGACTACTTCTGTCTTGGAATATCGTGGTGGCATGTTAATAATAAGCCGTTTACAGTCTCCATCGACCACTCTAATGAGTGCGGCAAACAGCTGTTTATGGTGAGCATTGACAATGAAATTCCGTTTGTACTGTGCTTTATACATGGCACGCACATACGACTCTAAGTCTGATAACAGTTCGAGTCTAAGTGCTTCAATTACATCAATCTGGCCTTTTGCTATAGTAGTGACCATATTACTGCTCTTTTATGCCAATGAGAGTCTCTCTTATCATCACATAAGCTTCACGGCTCATCGGGCCTTGAGGTAGCATGCCATTTGCACCTGCTTGTCCCTGGACTTGGCCCAAATCTATTTGAAATGCTGTTGGACCGAATATTCTATTCCACAGAGACTCAACTACTGACATGTCACCAGTCGTAGCTGCTACTTGTAATGCTTTAATGACAATTTTGATAGCTAATGGAGTTTTGTTATTTGCTGCTAGACCTTTAAGTTGGTATTCATTGCATGTAAGGAGTGTTGCAAGTAGGTTTTTGGTGTCGGTCTTTGTCAACTGTATATCGAGATTTATATTGAGTGACTTTAATAAGCGCGCCACCTGCGGAGGTGTAGTCCCATTGAGGTGAGCGAGTTCACCACCAAGTGCAGGCTTACGTCTGTGCTCCAATTCTTGTGTTTCAATTATCTCATACTCTTGATTACCATCAGTTTTGAGCTTACCTTCGTGCTTTAGATTGTCATAAGCACGTTTTTGTAGACGACGAATCTCGGCGTCATCCTTCTTGCGAGTAATCTTGTTTGCTTGTTCTTCGATGTTCTGTTCACTTTCACCTTGATTGGAATTTAGGCTGATTGGTAAATTCCGGTCTGGTAATAATGATTTGAGTTCATCTTTTATGTCAGTTGTCATGAAATAAAGATGTTATGTGAGACAATAGCAGCTATAAATATGATGATTATTTGTGACATGATAAAGCATTTTAGCATCATTTTTATCATGCAGTTGACTTTTATAGTTGTTGAGAACATTAATTAATTGTTACTCTCCACACAAAGCACATAAAAATATGCTTTTGTGGATGGTAAGAGTTACATTATTAAATTGTTAATTCCCAAACAGCCATTTTCCTCATGGGCTGTCCTGCATGTAAACAATGTCCAAACGAGAAACAAGAGTAAACAATAAGAAACAATATAACTTATTGATTTTCAACTCTTTATAAATGAGTAGAAACAATAAAAACAAAGAAACTAAAATTTCCAACAAGGCCCGGGCTATATTTATTTATATGCTTTTGTATTAGGAATTAATATGTTAAATATTGGCCATATCTATTATATATGATATAGTTATATATAATTTATTGTTTATATTGTTTATTTGCTTATAAAGAGTTGATTTTCAATAAGTTATGAAGAAACAAAGCATTGTTTATTATTGTTTATTATTGTTTCTACTCTTGTTTCTATCACCTTGATTGGTTAATATCAGATGAATCTATTATGAGTAATAAAATTTTGAGAGGCAATTTTCCTAATTGGTGATTTCTTATTATGGGCCCTCCTCTACTAATAATAGAATTGTGTCCGTACGCACAACCTGCCGGATGGTACTAGTATGGGGCCAGCCAGGTCAAAAAGGGGCCTGGCTTATAAAGTACATGAAAAAACCGAATTAAGATGTATGCCAACTGTTAAATAACGTTAAATCATACGTTAAATATCAATGTTAAGGAATATGCCATAATGTCATATTATTCGATTATTTTATGCCATATTGGCATATGCCGAGTCATGTTACTAACATGTTAACTCAATGTGAATGTTGGGGTGTGACCAAATTGTTAATTTAGGATGAATAAACATGCTGGTTGGCTGTAATCTGAAATGTGAATAAACGTGAAATCGAATGTGACAATTTGGCATATTGCTCCCATGACATTTTGTCATGCCCAAATCCGACATATTTAACAATAAACATAATTTCAACTAAAAGTATTTTCATTTATGAAATATATTCTCATTGACCTAATTCGAATATGACATTATTTTATTATGACATATTTGCCAATTAACATTATTTCTTATCAACATATTTAATATTAAATATATTTTCCATATGAAACTATTTGACATATAAACTATTTCATTCGTATAAATATTAATATGAATAAATGTTTCAAACATATAAATATTAATATGTTAAAATATATTATGATAAAACTATTTCATATATGAAACTATTTGACATATAAACTATTTGACATAATAAATATTATTTGTATAAGTTATTTAACATATTAATTGTTTGTCCAATAAACTATTTCATTGTTAAACTATATATGACATATTTGACACAATCATTTTTAGGCTATTTTAAGACATAACTATATAATCCAATATTATAATAAAGGTTTATATCCCAAACATCAATATCACACCTAAAAGCGCATCTAAATAGATTTGAAATCATAATATTAATCCCCAAAAGCTTAAAAAACTGTTAACATATTTTGACATTCTTTTTAACATTCTTTTTAACACTTTTTAACTAATGCACAGCACCAATGTCTCAAAATCACAGTACTTTAGCTATATGAAAATAACACAGCAACTAATTAACATTAACACTAATTTAACACTAATTTAACATGAAAACAAAAGACATTTTAACAGTACTAACTGAGTCAGTTGAGAACAGGTGCAAGCAAATAAAGTTTGAAGTAGATGGCCATTATATTCATGTTTTTGGCATTAATGCAGATGGTTCCTATTCAGTCGTATTTCACCATTCCCGTTTAGGCCACTTATTTGAAGCTCTTGGAGAAGGTTGTTGGTTTGACTATGATGAAGAAAAGAAAGTTGTTTATATGACAATATCAGTTAGATATTAAATCCTCTGAAGAGCTCATGGAGTTCAAACAGGAATACTTCTATGAAGACTTAAAGGATTGGTTCTAAGACTTCAGCAAAAAAGAATTGCACCATCATGAAACATTCAGCCCTTGCCAAGAAGATGGCCATAGAAGACACGGCAAATTGGAAGAAATAGTTTTAACATTATTTAACATTTAAAACTTTCGCATATCGAATTAAATCATTAGTTTTACATAACAATTTTTCTAAACAATTATTAACTATTAATTACCATCATCATGGCAACAAAAGAAGATTACAGCAAAATGACGTCAAAGAAGTTGAATGGACTATTGTCCGCAGTATCTGCCGAAGAAGCAGTCATCATCAACGAAGTACTGGCATCGCGTGAACAACAGAAAAGTGAAGTCCCTGCAGGGGAATCCACAAGTAAACAACCCGCTGAAGAAGGCACAGAATCAGCCGAGAAAGCTGAGAAGGTTGCACCTGAAAGGCCCAAGATGTCTGACGAAGAATGTGCAGCCCTTGTGTTGAAGCTCACAACCGAAATGGTTGGCCACAAATGTACCGTAGTGCCTTTCAACACTGCCGAATGGACCGACGGTATCGTCACCAACATCATCAATGACAAACGCACCAACAAGCCTCTCATCGGCATCAAAATCGTCGCTGATGGTCATCGCATCGTAAAAGCATACGACTCCAAATTGGTCAAAGTGAGCGAAGAAACAGTCGAAATGACTTCCGTACGTGGTGGCAACCGCACCAAAAAGGAAATGTCTGACGAAGATTTGCAGAAGGACTTGGATGCTGCTGGTTTGGTCATCGGCCACAAGGTATCTTTCAAAGCATTCAAAGGCGAAGAAGTCGTCTCCGGCATCGCAATCACTGCCTACATCGACAAACGTAGCGAACGTGTTATCGTCCGCGTCAAATTGGAAGATAGCACTCTGGCGCACAAAACTTTTGGCTCTCCAATGGAAGTCAGCGAAGAAGTGGACGAAAAGATTGCTGCCGCTTACGCAGAAGCCGAAGCAGTTCGCAACGAAATTGCCAAGAGTCCTGAAAAGAGACAGGAAGTGGCTGCCACCGCACTTAAGTCCGCTCAGAACGAATTGGAACGCATCACGAAGCTCGTAGCAGCTCGCCAGGCAGACTTTGATGCCTCAGTTGAAGCCGTCAAAGCCGCCGCACTCGAAGCTGAAAACATCGACCCATTGGCATAATATCTCGGCAGTTTTTTAGTTTGATTGGAAAGTGGTCATCGTGAGATGGCCACTTTTTTCATGCGGTCCTATCGGCGTATTCACATTTATTCACATTTATTCACATTCATATATTTTAACAATAGCACAAATTGTCATTCACATTCATTCACATATACATATTATGTAGTAGTCAAATACTCATTTATGGTGGCAGCTCAGACGTCCTAGAATTGAATGAAATAAACGTAGCTATATAAGTATACACTCATATCATTCTAGGCTATCTGAGCTGTTCCTATGCGTCTGTGGCACATATGAATAATGGCCTATTACTGAGTTGATTTTAGGCTACTATTTTTATTGACTTAAACAACTTATCGTCTATATAAATATTATGTCACGATGTAGCTAGAAAGCGCTAAATTTAAGGCTATTTCGTTCATATTGAACTACACATATTTATATGACTACTCAGTTCAAACGCAGTTTCTAATAATTCTAGGTTATCTGATTGAGCCTATTTCGGTCAGATGCAGTCTAATAAAAGAATTGTAATTAGGCATCACCAATCAGCCTAAAATAGCTAAATATTATTTAACATTTATGCTAATAATATTTAACATACTTTAATGTTTAATGTCAAAAATATGTTTTACTTTTATACTTAATTAATTCAACAGCATTATGGCACCATTATTTGTACTGAAAGCTGTATTCGAGTTCTTAGAACAGAAAGAAGCATACGACTATGAGATAGACTCATATTACAGGTTTGCGAATGTGACACTGAGATACTCTGATGTTCACACTACTTACCACTTCAATTTCAATGCTGCCACAAAAGAGGTTAGCAATTATGTAGTTGATAGTAAACAAATTATCTAATATTCACTAATAACAAAGAAACATGACACCTCCTATCAAATCACGGAAGCAGCATCTTGAGCTGCAAATCAGACTCCTTAAGTTCGCTGAAGAGTTAGTAGTAATCTCCAATGGAGCCAATGCAGAAGCTAATGTCCTTGACTTAGTCGAGTTAGAAGCTGTGAACATTACCAAAATCTTTAATGCTGAATAATATGGAAGTAATCAGGTTTAAAGATGTCAAATCAGTCACAACTCTTATTGAGATTGAGGCAATGTGGTTTGAACGTACTAAGAAGTTGCTAAAAGCTGCATTAGAGTACAAAGAAGTTGCGAATAAACTTAATAGTGAATGTAATGATGAGCAAGGCATTCTTAAGAAATATTGCATGGCTCTTGCACTTAAGAGTATGGAAATGTCAATAAGGGCAATGAACCTCTATGAGAAAATGTCACGCAGAGTAGTAGCATTAATGAACATGTCTATGACTGCGAAGGCATACTATACACCCTACCCAATCGGTGGCATCGACAATAGTGTTGAGTATTTGAAATCGCAAGATATTCACGGACAAATCTATAATGAAGATGAAAATTAATATTGGTACATCTGTAAAGAGCATTGTTGGGTTTGACCTTGGCGATGACTTCACTGACTTTGATAAGGTCACATATGCACTCATAAGGAAAATTGCTGAAACTGCACTTGGTCCTCAGCCATTTACAATTCAAGGTTGGGCCATCAATGATGATGACAACAAATTAAGAATTGAATTGTTGATGCAAGGCTTGAGCACATATGATGAAGACTTTGGTGAGTTGGTATGTGTTAGTGATGGTAAAGGTCAGTACATCGAAAGATGTGGAGTTATAAAAGTCATCACAGAATTACTTAAAGAGATTGATGAATTAACGGTTAAGTAATATGAAAATCAGAGATAAGGAAACAGACACAATTCATGATGCAGTCAGCATTGACTTCAAGAATGAAATAGTAGTTATGAAGTCTGCCCAATATGGGTACACTTCACAAATGCTAGATTTAGTTGAGTTCATGATTGAACCAAGTGACCCAAACACAATAATACTGCCAAAATGATTAATAGCCATAAAATTCTAAAGCAGATGATTACAATGGTTATGAGTCGTCTTGCACCTGAAGAACTAGCTGTTGTTCAGTGCCAGTTAGGCAGATTGGCAAGCATTGAAGATGTCATCAGAATCAGTGAACTTGACCAGCACAACACAACTCAAGAAATACTGAGAGTCATCAAACCTCATGTTGGCATTTGCCAAAACTGTGAATACGCCTCAGTTAACAAAGAGAATGTATTCTGTATGGTTGACTCACGTGGCAAGTATACAAGCAAGACAGATACGTGCAGTTACTTCAACTTTAAAGAAAGTCCACGATAATATGAGTAAGATTGAACCAGCATTCACGCAAGAAGAAATCAAAGCGCAGTACACGAAAGACCAATTGCTAGACATCATCACAGCAGCAAAAGATAAAACTCATGTACGAGTGTGGAAGGACAAAGTCACTGGCAAAATAAGTATCAAACCAATGTACTTTAATGCTGATGAACTAAGGAAGTGCATATCGAATGGCCAGTTGTTCACAGATATGGACGAGTTCAAAGCTCTAATTCAAAAGAAGTATAAATATTAAATAAGATGGGAACACCAGATTGTATCATAGAAAGTAATGGTCAGCATATATTAGTTGACATCAAGAGTATTAAGCCATTCAGTTTAAATGCTTTCGGCATTGGGCGAATACCTCGCAAGTTAAAAAAGAAGATGGCCAAACTTGATGGCTGGGAATTGCATGAGCAATATGCAAAAATGCTTGACAAAATGAAGCGCGACTTAATCAAACAGCAATGTAATAGCAGGCTTTTAAGAAAAGGTCAGCAAAACAAGAAAATTAAAATCACTTATCTAACAACTAAATAATATGAAGCACAAGAAACTGATACTGCTTTTAATCGTGGCTGCTATATTCATTGCAGCAGGACAATATGATGCTCAAATCAATAAAGAGGAAGCAGCATACTACGACCAAATGGCTTATGACACTGACACAACTTTAATAGCTGAATAATGATTTGTGGTCACTGTGGAGCTAATATCAAACCGACTAAACAAAAGAGCGAGCCTTATTTAGTTATATATGTTTGTGACTGTGGTTGGTCATACACACCAAAAAATACAATTGCACAAAATAATTATTTAAAAAAGAAGAACACATGAATGTAAATGTTGAAAAGTACATGAGAACTGAAATAAAAAGTCAGTTAGCCAGTTGCAATGAAAAGCGACAGCAGATGTTTAAAAGAATGTATTCACATGATGACTTAACAAAGTCTATTGATGAAGTAGTTGATAGCATGCCAGTTGAAAAGCTCGATTTGGCTCTAACACAAGTTGAACGTACACTAAATTCATAATTCAATGGAAGATTACGAAGCTGTTAGAAGTATGCTTGCTCAAGCAAGAGAGCATGGACTTGAAACTGAAGTTGTTGCTGCAGCACTTCAGGCAATGAACGAAACGAGTGGTATTAACCGTGCTTGTCAAATAGCACTTAGCGAATGGGACATCTAGTATGGCACACATTAAGAAGGCATGTATTGTCTGTGGCGCAGTCCACAAAATATGCTTCAAGATTGAAGAGTACAATGCTTGGCAAGCAGGAACTCCAATACAAACTGCATTTCCAGATATGGAAGCAGACAAACGAGAGTTATTAATATCTGGTATCTGTGGCCCATGCTTTTATACTGAATTTGAAGACGAGGACGATATATAATAAGCAGTTACACTAAATAAGAAAAGAGG